TGTCCTGGCTCACGACGCGCGCCGAGTCGGTGACGTTCGGGGCCGGCCACGACTCCGCGCCCGCGGCCGAGCTCGTGCAGCGGTTCCTCGAAGCGAACCGGCTCGCCGAGCCCCGTCCGGGCTGGGAGCAGGCTCTCCAGCACCCGCAGGAGACCGCCTCGGAGGGCCTGCCCGGATGAGGGCCTTCGAGCACCGGATCGTCGTCATGAGCGCCTTCGCGGCCTCCAGGATGGGGGGCGAGCCGCTTTCTCCGCCCGATTCCGACCCTACATGGTACGTTGTGGCCGTGTCGCCGAACCCCGGGCAGCCGGGGTCGGTCCTCGTGGTCTGGCGACGTGACGTCGCGGAGGGAGTCGATGCCGGAGAAGCCGACGATCGAGATCCCGGTGAAGGTGCACCGGGAGGAAGTGGAGACGGACAAGCCCCTGGAGATCCGGGTAACGGTGACGCTGAGGGCGGGTCCGGTCAGTCGAAGCGTCAGCCTCGCGGTCGGAAGCGAGGCGGATCTTCCTGATCTCGAAGAGGTCGCTCCGCGCTTGTTCGAGCGCTGCATCGCCGAGCACGCGCGGAGTGCTTCGGAGCCGACGACATGAGCGGCTCTGACGAGTGGACCCACGATCGGCGGGTCGCTGCGTTCCGGAAGGTGCTGGAGTACCTCCAGCTCATCGCACGGGAAGGCGGCGACCCGCTCGTCCGTCCCTGCGTCGAGGTCGTGCGCAAGGAGTGTGAGGCGCAGATCGCCGACGTCGGGCGCTTGTGGGCGAAGCGCTTCGGGACCGTCGAGGCGGCGAAGCTCGATCGCATGCTCTCCCTCGCGCTCGTCGCGATCGACGAGACGCTGCCCGACATCGTCACCGCGGCCGAGGCGACGGATCCGGAATGGGATCTCGCCGGCGAGCTCACCGAGCGATACGCGCGTGCGAGCTGGCGCGACGAGGACAAGGGTGAGGAGTGCACCTGGCTCGTCATGAAGCTCTGCGAGCTGCGGCTCGGCAAGCCGAGCGACAGAAGGCCGGGCGAGATCTCGCGCATGCGCTACGTCGCGGAGCACGTCCAGGCGCGCGGCGGCGTTCCGCTGACTCCGGGCTCGAGCCCGGTGACGGTGCGGACGTCGGTGCGCCCGCTGCACCGGTTCTTCCTGCGCGGAGACTGCGAGGCGTGCAAGGCCGGGACCGTGCTGATCGAGGAGACCATGCCCGCCGATGCGGCCGAGCTCCGGCTGCTCGGCGTCACGTGCGACAACCCGCGATGCGACGCGAGCTTCTCGTTCGTCGTGACGCCGACGAAGGGCGAGGGCGATGCCCGAGCGTGAGCGGCTGACGATCGAGCTGAGCCCGCAGGAAGAGCGCGCCCTGCAGCGCTTGCTCGAAACCGGGCTCTACGGACACTCGCTCCAGGACGTCGCCGAGAGGCTCATCGCCTCGCGTCTCCTGGAGATCTTGCCGACGATCCAGGACGTCGAGGGGGGGAGCTGATGCCGGAGCGCAACTGCAGCCGATGGAGCCCGGCCCTCGTGGTCGTGATCCTGCTCGCCTACGCGACGCTCGTCGGTCTGATCGTCGTGCTGATCGTCACGGCCGACGCGCACGAGCGCTTCCTCACGCACCCCGTCGAGCAACCCCTGCACGCGCCAGCACCGCAGGGGATAGAAGAACGGGTTCCGGACCCTTTGCATCGCGACGCCGATCCGGAAGATCCTCGGCGCCGCTGACGCGAGCGAACCGCTCGCCAAGCCACTAGAGATTCATGAAGACCCTACTTCGCACACTCTCGTCTCTGCTCGCTCTGATGCTCTGCTCGACCGTGGCGATCGCCTCGCCGCAGGACGACGACTCCGGCACGCTGCCCTTGTGGGGGGGCGAGGGCGGCGAGACCGTCCCGTACCTCTCGCTGCAGCCGATCGAGTTCACGCACTACCTCGTCGTCACCGGACCGCAAGCGGAGCTCCACGGCTCGCGCGTGGTGCACGAGCTCGCCGGCGGACGCGCGCAGTACGTGTACGAGTTCGTCGGGCTGACGAACCTGATGCAGCCGGTCGGACCCGTCAGCACGAACCCGTCGGTCGCGTCGACCTGGTCCTTCGCGGACAACGTCACGGCCGGCACCGTGTTCGGGAACTCGCCGCGCTTCGACCTCGACCCGAACGCACCCCCGCCGCTCTACTCCTGCCAGTCGTCGGCGTGTTCGGAGGAGAACGCCGTGTGCACCGGATGGTGCGACGTGTGGGGCAACTGGCAATGCGTCTGCACGCCTTGGGGATCCGGAAGCGGATCCGGTGCGATCGCGCGGAAGCACAAGAAGCGGCTCGAAGAGCTGCAAGAGGTCTTCCCCCCGCAGCCGCAGCCGCAGTAGCGCCGTCATCCCCGGTCCCCCGGGGTGGGCCCTCGACCCTTGCCAGGTCGGGGGCCCGTTTCTTCGGCCTGCGGGGGTTGACGAGATCTCGGAGACGGTGGACCCTGGAGCCGCGATGGACGAGCTCGCGATCACGTGCACGCTCTGCCAAGAGGAGACCGAGGCGGGGATCCGGTGCGACAACTGCGACGAGGTCGTCTGCCCGGAGTGCCACGTCGACGACGGCGTCGGACGACTCTGCTTGAAGTGCAAGGCGAACGAAGACGAGGACCAGGATTGAACCGACGCAGCTTCTTCAAGCTCCTCGCCAGCGCGGCCGCGGCCGTCGGCATCGGACGCAAGGCGGGCTCGAGCCCGAGCACCGAACCGTACGTGACCGTCGACGAGGCGGACCGCTACATGCGCGGCGGAATCGTGAAGGGTCCTTGCTGGCCTGCAGGCGAGACGCGCGGCGAGTTCCTGTACCCGTACCCGTGTCGCGCGGAGTTCCGCGAGCCCACGTGCTGCGGGGTGCCGATCGTGTACCCGGAAGACGTGAAGACGATCGAGACGTGCCGCACGAAGTTCGAGCTCCCGCCGGTGCTGCCTCGCCACGAGGCGAAGCGCGTCGCGAGCGACTCCACGTACACGGCCTGGCTCAAGGTGCAGCCGGATCACGTGCGCCGCGCGATCCTCGGCCGAGACGTCGACCGACACGAGCTCGACGCGCTCGACCATGCGCGCCGCTTCATCGACGGTCGGTACCGCGGGAAGTGGCGCGGATGAGCTCGTCGCCGGTGCTCTGCAGCTTCGGCGACTGCGAGGCCAGGGCCACGCACTACCCGGAGGTCAACGTGTGGGCGGTCGGGCACAAGCGCGGCTCCCACCCTCCCGCGAAGGCGTGCGCCGCGCTGCCGTTGTGCGTCGAGCACGCGAAGGACCCCTCGGCTCCCTGGCTCACCGAGAAGGGCAAGGAGCTCGTCGCGCATCAGATCCGGACGTCGCTGAAGGCGGAGCCCGACTGGAGCACGCAGGACGTGCGCGCGATCTCGATCAAGCACGGCGCGCACGAGCACCCGCGTCACGCGCGCGGGGCGCTGCCTCACGAGTTCGAGCGCGACGTTGGCGGGAAGCCCGTGTGCCGATGGTGCAAGCGGCCGAAGTCGTGGGACATGCACTCCGCAGGTCCCGGAGAGTAGGAGAAGCAGACGATGCAGGAGTCGTATCCCCACGAGATCCGACGCTTCGCGGACGGTGAGCCGGTGCCCGACGGGTACCTCCCGCTCACGCCGCAGGAGTTCGCCGAGCTCGACAAGATGACGCCGGACGAGCGCGCCGAGTGGCTCAAGGAGCACGGCCGCAGGGACGGGAAGGAGGAGTTCCGCGAGGCCCTCACGCAGGGGCAGCCTCCGGAGGAGAGCCGCGCGACGTTCCCGAGGGGCATCGGTCGTCCGGATGTCGCCCCGCGCGGCGTCGGCCACGTGCCGAAGGGCCGCCAGAACGTCCGCCGGCATCAGGGCCGCTAGAACGTGACGACGTCGGGACCTGCTTGGAAGGGCGGCCGATCCGTCCATCGACCACGCGGGGGGCCGCTGCTCCGGGTTCGAGGCCCCGGCGCGTTGCGCTTCGAGGGATGAGCGAACGACTTCACGAGGTCGGCCTTCCGCCCGGCCACTTTCTGCGCCAGGACGGGCACGCGAAGGGCTGCCCGATGGGCGCGGCGCTCGGGACCGTCGCGATCGAGTGCGAGCACGGCCGCGACGTCTGCCCGAAGTGCGACCCGTGCACGTGCGGTTCCGCTTTTACGAGCACCGATGAGGACGTAAAAGGGGAACTCGGGGCTCAAGCGGCCCCGCGCTCCCACTCGCGGCGCTGAGCTCGCGCGAGCTCGCGCGCCCCGTCTTCGCCGTGCACTCGGACGGAGAAGCTCTTCCGTTTCTGCCGGCGCTTGCCGCCCCGCGTCTCCCCCCACGTGGCGACCCAAGCGCGCGAGAGACTGCCGGCGCGCGTGGTGCGCTCGTGCACGTGGACCCCGACGAGCTCGTCGGTCCCGTCGGCCTTCGATGCGACCACGCGGCCGCGCCGCTCGACCTGGCCGAGCTCGGAGCGAGTCTCTCGAAGCCACGCGACCGCCGCGGCCCGGGCTTGAGCCCTGCCGCCATGCTCGCGATCGGCGAAGCTCTTCGTCAGCACGTCGCCGGCGTGGTACACGCGGCAGAAGTAGGAGCGCCAGCCGGGGCGCTCGATGCGCTGCAGACCCTTCACCGCGCGAGCTCCGGGTTCTGCTCGAAGTACGTGTCGAGCCACGCGCACGCCTCGATCACGTTCGGGAAGCGGCGGACCGGGAAGAGCTCGGTCCCCGGCTTCACGCGGCCGGCGTACTGCAGCGGGACGAGCGTGATCTCCGGCGTCTCGTGGAGCCACGCGCCCCGGTACCGCCAGAGCGATCCGCTCGTGAGCTGCAGGTTGAAGTACCGGACCGGCTTCTTCTTGAGTCGTCGCTGCATCAGCTCCCCTCGTGCGGGCACTCGTCGGCGCCGTGGTCCTTGCTCTGGCAGAGCGCGCACGGCGGCGCGTTGTAGAGCTCCTCCTTCAGCGCATCGAACTCCTCGCGCGCCTCGCGCGCCGTCGCTTCGATCTGCGTCGCGATGCCCTTCTTGCCAGCTTCGCGGAAGAGCTCGGCGAGCTTGCGCGACGCGGTCCGGAGGTCGTTGATCGCTCGGGCCTGGTCGGGTCGGATCTCCATCGTTACCACTCCTCGCGGGGCTCGCTGCAGAGCCGGTCCGCTTCTTCAGCGAGGTAGTCCTCGCGGGTCATGGGCGGCTCTTCTCGCTCCTGCAGCTCCGCGCCGCAGAGAGAGCACGCCTCGGGATCTTCGGGGTCGTCGTGTTCGAGCTCGACGTAGTAGACCGGCTCGAACTTGCCCGTCCCCGTGCCGTACACGGCTGCGGTCTCGGGGTCCTTGAGGCACTCGACGCAGACGCAGTCGGCGCACTCGCGGCCCTTGTGGTCGGTCCAGGGAATCACGAACCCGACGGGCTCGCGCTTGGGCTTCTCTTGCTCGCTCATGCTGAAACCTATCGGGTCGGCGACGGTCGGGCCTTGAACCCTTCCCCGGAATCCGCCAGCCTGGCCGGCATGCCCTTCGAGACCCCTCTCGACGTCCGGCGCGTCGGCCTGGAGCGCTGGCGGCTCCTGGCGCCCCTGCAGTACCGCGGGAGCCGGGAGAGCTGGGCGGTCCCGGAGGGCTTCGAGACGGACGGAGCGAGCGCCCCGCGGCTCCTCACGTGGCTCGTGCCGAAGATGGGCGGCGCCTACACCGAGGCGGCGGTCCTTCACGACTGGCACACGAGCGGGGGGGGAGGGATCTCGCGCTCGGATGCCGACGGCGTCTTCCTGCGCGTCATGCGGGAGCAGGGCGTGCCCGCATGGAAGCGCGTCCCCATGTACGCCGCGGTCCGGCTCTACTCGGGCCTCATCCGGATCCCCGTGCTCGGCCAGCTCTTCCGGAAGCTCAACCCGAGCGCGTAGCGCGTGGAAGAGATGGGCCCCGTCCGGCGGATCTCTTCCACCGGCCGGGGCCCGCTCCCCTCACCCTCCGAGCCTCACGGGCTGAAGGTGATCCCCAAGATGCCGGCGACGTGCTCGGCGCTGACGTCCTCGTCCCCGAGCTCGAAGTCGGTTCCGTTCCCGTAGCGCCCGGCGATCATGATCCCGATCCGCTGCGTGACCTGCCAGTCGATCCCGAGCTGAGCGTACCCGCCGAAGCTGACGTCCTCGTCGTCGTCACCCCCGCCGTCGGCCTCCGCGCGTTGGATCAGCGCGCCCGCTCCGAAGAACGGCGTCACGCCGGCGGCGGTCCCGAAGTCGTACCTCGCGCCGAGCGCGATCTCCTGCGACTGCGTGTCGATGTCGAAGGTGCCGAGCGGCCCGGCGTCGAAGTCGTCCTCGCTGCCGCCCGTGTAGGCGATCGAGACCTCGCTCGCGATCTTCGCGTCCTTCTCGCGCCAGGTCGCGTACACGCCTCCGCCGGTCATGTCGCCTGCGTCGCCGAGACCGGACCGATCCTGGATCATGGCGAACGGGGCGATCTTGGCCGAGCCGTCCTTGCCTGCGATGCAGCTCGTGCCGATCAGCGCGACGAGCGCGGCCGTGACGAGCGAGATGATGGTGCGTTGCATGGTGCCCTCCTTGGGCCAGGGTGAAGAGTGGTCCCCGGGCATCGGCTCCGGGGCGTTCGGTGCTTGAGAGAATCTCGGGCGCGGGCTCGAGCCCGGCCTCACTCGGTCGGGACGCGGTCCTCGAAGAGTTCGCGCATCTCGGACGGCTCGTACCCGCTCGTCATCTTGCGCAGCATCTCGTCGAGCAGCTCGTCGCCGGCGGCACGCACCGCCATCCGGAGCCAGCGCAGATCGGCCGCGTGCTGCTTCTTGCGGCTGCGCTCCTCGCGGTCGCGCTTCGTCTGCCGCGCGATGCCCTCGTCGATCATCGCCGTCGCCTCGCCGGGCTTCGGCCTGCGCACCCGGCCGCGGCCGCCCTCGACCCGAGCCGGACGGCCGTCCTTCGCCTGGTAGCGGTAGCTCTTGACGAACACGGTCTTCGCCGTCTTCTTGGAGCACGAGACGAGCTCCTTCCCTCCCCGCCAGAACTCGCGGACCAGGGTGTCCCCTTCCTCGACGTCCTCCAGGTTGTAGAGCTCCTCGGGGACGATCGCCTCGACGCACGCGCGGCAGAGCCGGTACGTGTGGAAGCTGGCGAGCTCGCGCGCAGCGTGGCGCGCACCGTCGCCTCCCGAGTGGTCGGGGGTGCAGAGCGGGCGCCACGTGCCCCCGCCGTGCTTCGCGTCTCGATCGGTCACGTGGTAGACGGGGCTCCCCGCCAAGCACGCGACCGTCATCGTCGCTAGCAGCTCTGCCGGCACGTCGACCGGCGTCGTGATCTTCATCGTCTTCGACATCAGCTTCCTCGGGTAACGGTTTCGATGACGGCCGCCAGCATGGCGGCGCGTTGGGCCTTCGTGCGGAGTCGCTTGTACGCTTCGCGCACGGGCGCGAGCTGCTCCGCTAGGTGGTCGACGCTCTTCTCCTTGCGGCGATCGCGCTCGACCTGGAGCTCAACCTCGCAGCCGGAGCTCGCTGCCTGCCACTCGGCGGCGACCTGGTCGTCGACCTCGCCGACTCTCGTGCCGGTGCCCGCGTAGATCGTGCTCGCGCTCTTGTCCTCGCACTCGACGGTCAGGATCGCGCCGACCTGGCGCGTGTGGCCGATCACCTTCTTCCAGCCGACGCCTTCGTTGAGGCGCTCGTGCCCCTCGACCTCTTGGATTAGCTGGCGCACGTGGCCGTCAGCGAGCCACTCGTCGACGTCGATGCCCTTCTTGAGGTTCCGACGCACGGCGAGCTCGTGGTAGACGTGGAGCTGCGTTCCGCGGGCCCCGATGCCGACGCCGGCGTACACGAGCAGCGCGACGAACGGCTTGATCTCCTTCGGTTCGGTCTTCTTCTTGGCGCTCATGCTGCGGCCTCCGCGACTCGGGTGAGAACGTGCTCGGACACGGGCGGGCACACGGCGTTCCCGGCCATGAGGACGAGCTTCTTCTTGCTCTTCGTGGCGACGTGGTAGTCGGACGGAAGGCCCATCGCCGCGAGGTACTCCTGCCAGGAGAGCGGCCGCATGAGGTCCCCGTTCACGATGCAGAGCTGATCCCGGGTCGTGATCGTCGGCAGCGGCCGGTCGATCGAGCGTCCCGGGTGATTCGTGACGTGCTGCGAGATGAAGACCTCGCCGACGTTGCGCCGACCGTTCGCGACGCGCGACTGCACGGCCGCGCTCTTCGAGCTCACGGGCGCCCACCGGTCGCCGCCCTCGACGTCGACGATCGAGCTCGCCGGCGTCCACTCGGCTTCAGGTCGAGCGGCGACGCTGATGTCGGGCTCCTGCTCGCCGTGGCGCCAGGCGACGACGAACATGCGGAGCCGGTCCTGCGGGACGCCGAGGTCGGCCGCGTTGATGTCCTCGACCTTGAGGTCGTACCCGTCGCGGCGGATGGACTCGGTCCAGAGATCGAACTTCGACCACTCGCGGAAGCGCACGACGTTCTCGATGACCGCGTAGCGCGGGCGGTTCGCCTCGATCGCGTCGACCACGGCCCAAGCCGTCGCGCGGCTCGCGTCGTGGTACGAGTAGTCCAGGCCCCACCGACCGCGCGCGCCGTTGCCGGCGTCCGCGTGCCCCTTGCACTCGGGCGAGGCGATGAAGACGTCGTGCTCGGGGGCGAGCGCGTGATCGTACTGCCGGAGATCCTGCGTCACGAACTGCGCGCTCGGGTGGTGGTGGCGCAGCGTGTCGACCGCGGGCCCGTAGTGATTCGCGCAGAGCACGACCTTCATGCCGGCGCGCTCGGCTCCGAGAGAGGATCCTCCCAAGCCGGCGAAGTAGTCGACGACGCGCAGCATCAGACGACCCTCGCCAGGTTGTCGCGCGTGGTGCGCGCGAGATGCTCCTGCTCGGAGAAGAGACGAGCCGCGTCGAGCGCGCCCTCGTGGTCGCCGGCGTCGCGGCGCGCCATGCTCAGAGAGAGAAGGGTCTCGGCGAGCTCGAAGCGCAGCGTCACGAGACGCTCGTCGACCTGGCGGAGCTTCGAGGCGTCCGGCCGCGCGGCGAGACGCTCGCGCTCAGCGTCTTCGACGCGCCGGCGCTGGACGGTGGTGCGGGCCTTGAGGTCGCGCGCGAGCGCGAGTGCTTGCTCTTGCTTCATGGTGGTCCCTATCGGCGTGGCGATGCTCCGACCTTGAGCTAGTCTTCGCAGGAATCGCAGAGCGACCCGCGGTCTGCCTCTTCGTGGCTCAGCGGCGACCGGCAGAGATCGCAGTCGCGCGAGGAGAGGCCCGGGCGCGGCTGGATCCGCACGATCTCGTCGACGTCGGCGGCGTCGTAGATCGGGACGCCGTACTCGTCGCGCAGGCCGAGCAGGCGGCGCTCGTCGCCCCTGCGGACGACCTCCGCCTCGAACTCGGCCATCCGCTCCGCCTCCGGGCGCTCGATGACTCCGCCCGCGCAGACGGTGCGCTGCGCTTGGCGCTTCAGGATCTCCAGGGCTTCGAGGATCTCGGTCGTGGTGGTCGATTGCTTCATGCCGCACCTATCGGCCTGGCGACGTTCGGCCCTTGAGGAGATTCCAGGATCCCCGCACGGGCGAGGTAGGGGGTCGGAGCCAGCCTCCGGGCCAGCGCCAGGTCCCCGAGCTCCTGCAGCGCCAGGAGCCAGAGCGCTTCGTCCTTCACGTCCTGCACGAGCGCATCCCACTCGGCGCCGTCCTCGGTCCACGCTCCGCCGTCGACGTCGCGCCCGTACTCGTCGATCGCGAGGTCGAGCGTCTCGGCCATGACGCGGCGCACCTTGCGACCGACGCGGCCGAGCTTCGCGGTCGGGTACGTTCCGAGCCAGGCTCGAGCCCGGTTCGCGTCGCCCTGCAGCTCGACCTCGACGTCGATGAGCTCGGCCACGCGCGCGAGCTTCTTGCCGCTCGCGCCGAGTAGGTGCACGCGCTCGATGCGGGTCGCGTTCGCGAACTCCGCGACATCGAGGTCGCTCCAGGCGTGTAGGTTGAATGGCACCGCCGGCACGAAGGGCAGGTCGACGACCGCGTCGCGCGTCGCCTGCAGGAGATCAGCGCCGGAGAGGGAGCCCTTCTGCAGCGGCACGAGCAGGGTGAGGCCGACGTCGACGAGCTCCGCCAGGTCGTCGGCGTGCATCCGCAGGAGCTCCAGGGTCGCCGCCTGGTCGCCGACCACGTCCGGCGCGACGACCTCGATCCGCTCAGCGCACGAGCACGCTCGGCCGAGCTCGCGGTACGTCGCGAGGATCGCGGGGGAGTCGACGGCCAGGCCGCGCGAGCAGGTCGAGAAGGCGCCCGAGTCGACGAAGACGCGGCCGCCCGCTTCGGCGTACTGCGCGAGCTCGGCGATCATCCGCGGCGAGAGCTCACCCGCGACGGCGCCCACGGGCGCGCCGGCCCACAAGAAGGGGCGAGCGTTCCCGGGGCGAGAGAGGCCGGAGGCGAAGACCCTCACGAGTCAAGCGTCCAGGGCAGGGAGCGGAGGCCGCCCGTCGCGCGCTTGTCCACGATGCCGGCGACCTGGTCGACGTCGACGCGCCAGCGCTGCCCGCGGCAGCGGGCGGAGAACGTGGAGCCGTCGAGCTGCTTCGGACCTCCCGGGAGCTGCACGACGATCGTCTTCGAGTTGCGTGCGACCTGGCGAACGACGCCGCAGCGCGTGCCGCCTCGGTTCGCGTCGGTGAAGCGGACGACCCGCCCGACGAGGGCCTTGCGGTCCAGGCCGGGCGGCTTCGCCTTCTGGCGCTTGCGGGCGCTCATTGGACCTTCCAGCCGCGGACGTAGCCGGCGACGAAGAAGGCGCCGCACTCGGGCGTATTGACGTGCATGCCGGCGCGATCGGTCCAGAGCCGGTATCCGCCGACGCCGTCCTTGCCGACGGAGACCTTGCCCTCGGTCCCGTCGACTTCGACGAGCGTCGAGTCGGAGAGCTCGTCGACCTTCGCCATCGCGGCGCGCAGCGCCTCGACGTGCGGGCCCGCGAGAGCCTCGCGGGCCTCCCGGGTGTAGCTGACGTGCGTGAAGGTGTTCCCGCCGCTGAGGATCTCGTGCGTCACTTCGCAGCGGCGGACCGACTCGTACTGATCGACGACGTCGCGGACGATGTCGATGTTGACCTCGGGGTCCTTGATGCGGACCTCGATCGAGGACGAGTAGGTGCAGCGCTCGGCGCGGACGCTCACCTTGCGGGAGCTCCAGCCGTGGGCCTTGAGTTGCGTGCGGATGGCGGCGGTCTTTTCGGTGGTCGTGGTCATGATTGCTTCTCCTGTACCGAACCCTATCGGCGTGGCGACGTTCGCGGCTGGAGCCGTTCGCGGTTTTACGCGGGAGGAAGTTCTTTCCCGGGCGTGGAGCAGTCGACGAAGTGGTCGCCGTTGAAGTCGGCGTCGGCCTCGACCTCGAAGCGCGCGCCGCACTCGGCGCACCGGCACGTCTGCATCGTCTGCTCGTCCTCGTACTCGACCGCCATCTCGGCGGCGCACTTCGGGCAGTCGGCGAGCATCAGATCGCCCCCAGCCGCACGAGCTCGCGGAGCAGGGGCGCCCACGCCTTGAGGTCTCCCTCGAAGCGGTGCGGGAGCAGGTTGAGCGCGGAGGCCGGCAGGTTGTCGCCGAGGGCGACGCGCTTCTCGCCGACCGTGAGGTCGGGGTCGCGGCCGAGCGACGTCGTCGACGTGCGCGGGTAGGTGGTGAGGATGACGCGGTCGCCGAAGAACTCGCCGACGACGTGCACCCGGGGGCGGTCGTTCTCGATGGTGAGGGTGAGCTTCATGTCCCCACCTATCGGGAAGGCGATGCTCGCACCTTGAGCCGCTCGTCGGTTTTCGGTACGGCTCTTCCATGAAGCCCCGCGAAGACCGTCACGGCTTCGAGCTGGACGACGTCGAGCTCCTGCAGGAGCTCCTCCGCCTGCTACGGTTCCGGGACGACCTGCGGGTCCAGCTTGGAGGCGAGCGCTTCGACGAGCTGCTCGCGGACGTCGAGGCCGAGGTCGACGACCGGGGCCTCGAACGATGACGCCGGCGGCAGCTCCAGCCGAGCCCGGTGCGCTGACTCCGGCGTGGACGCCGGTCGATCACCACGACGAGCAGCAACGTCTCTGGAGCTCGGAGATCCGGATCAACGTCGCGCCGTGCGGACGCCGCTCCGGGAAGACGATGCTCGCGAAGCGCAAGGGCGTCGTCGTCGGTCTCTCGAACGACCGATGGCCGGACTACCGCGTCTCGTTCATGGCGCCGACGCGCGACCAGGCCCACGACATCTATTGGGACGACCTGAAGGCGCTGATCCCCGAGCGCTTCATCCGCAAGATCCGCGAGTCGAAGCTGCAGATCCTCGGCGTCAACGGGACGACCTGGGAAGTGCTCGGGATGGACAAGCCGGCTCGAGCCGAGGGTCGTCCTCTCGATTGGGCCTTCGTCGACGAGTTCGGCGACATGAAGCCGCACGTCTGGCCGAAGCACGTGCGCCCCGCGCTCGGAACGATGGGGCGACCTGGTCGTGCGTGGGTCTACGGCGTGCCGCGCGGAGGCAAGCACTACAAGGATCTCGTCAATCACGCGAAGAACCCGAAGGTCGCGGATCACGCCTACTTCCATTGGACGAGCGCGAGCGTCCTCCCCGCCGACGAGATCGAGAGCGCGAAGGCGACGACCGACCCGCTGACGTGGGCGATCGAATGGGAGGCGAGCTTCAAGAACATCAAGGGCCAGGCGTACTACGGCTTCGACCGCGAGACGCAGGCCCGCGAGATCCTCCGGTACGACCCGCAGAAGCCGCTCATCTTCTGCTTCGACTTCAACGTCGACCCTGGCGTCGCCGTCGTGTGCCAGGAGCAGCTCTACCAGGGTGTCGACCCGCGCGTCGCCGCACGGATCACCGCCTGCATCGGCGAGGTCTACATCCCGCACGACTCGACGACCCCGCGCGTGACCGAGCGGCTCGTGCAGTTGTGGGGCCACCACGCCGGCGAGGTCCGGTGCTACGGCGACGCGACGGGCGGCGCGCGCGGCACGGCTCAGACCGAGGGGTCCGATTGGGACCTGATCAAGAAGATCCTCCGCGCGAAGTTCGGCGGCCGCGTCTTCTTCGACTACGAGCGCTCGAACCCCGCGGAGCGGACCCGCGTGAACGCCGTGAACTCGCGGCTCCTCTCCGCCGACGGGACGATCCGCCTGCTCGTCTGCCCGGAGGCGTGCCCGAACCTCTGCGACGACCTGGAGAGCGTGATCGTCCTGGAGGGCACCGGCGGCGAGCTCGACAAGCGCGACAAGCTCTGGACCCACCTTACCGATGGTCTAGGGTACTACGTCTACCTCGCGCACCCGGTCGACGGCGATCCGCGCGTCGTGGTGCAAGAGGTCTAACCGACGAACTCCCCAAGGAGGGAATGACGTGGCGAAGCAGATCCCCGAAAGCCTGCTCGACGTGTGGCGGAGAACGCAGGCGCTCCGAAAGACGATCGACGAGTCGAATGTCGCGCTCCTCACGGCGCACCGAGATCTCGTCGCGGCCGAGGCCCGCTTCGCGGCGGAGCTAGAGCCTCTCCTCCCCGACGTGGTCGATCCTCCGGTCGATCCGCCCGACGACCCCGTCGTCGATCCCCCGAAGGTGATCGGCGCGCAGGGTGTCCTCGCGCAACGGGACTTCCGCTTGTGGGACCCCTTCGAGATCTCGTCGGGCGACCGGCTGAAGGACACGCGCTTCCACAACTTCGGATGGACGGGCATGCACCACGGCAAGGGGGCCGGCCCGCTCGACGACTTCGAGATCCGCAACTGCATCCTCGACGACGGCGACAAGTGGCTCTCCAGGGCGTACCGCATGCGCGGCCTCCCGGGCAAGCCGATCGTCGTGAGCGGATGCACGCTCTCGAACTGCAGGACCGAGCACGGCTTCTACTGGAACCTCGCCGGCGGCGGGGGACCGTGGCCGGCGTGGCTGGGCGACGACGCTCCGACGCTCGACATGATCGCGATCCTCATCGAGCTAACGCACTTCGAGCACATCGGATCGCAGGCGATCCAGTTCGTCGGCGTGCCCGGACGCGAAGCGGAGACGCCGGAGCCCGAGCTCGACGGCGCTGCCGGAGGCGTGGTCGTCGTGCGCGACGTCACCGCCCGCGATATCGGCTGGAATCACGGCGGCTCGGCTCGAGCCTCGTACGCGCTGAGCTTCTTCCCGACCCCGCACGCGCTCTACCTGGAGAACGTCGAGGTCGACAACTCCGAGCAGAACCTCAGCGCGCTTGCGATCAGCCCCGACACCGACCACGGCGCGCTCTTGATCGAGGATCGCACGAAGGCCGTGTGCCGCAACGTCCGGGCGCTCTTCCAGAAGACGACGCGCCCGATCGCGAACTTCAAGCGCGTCGCCGAGCTCGTCCTCGACGGCTGCCACTTCGAGGCGACCGGCGGGCAGCCGTGGATCTCGATCACGGGACCGACGAAGGTCTCGATCCGGAACTGCACGGGCAACGTGCGCGTGCATCTCAACCGCAACGACGTCGGTGCGATCACCGACAACCTGGAGCTCAGCTCATGAAGCAGATCCTCGGATGGGTCGTGCTCGTGGCGGCGATGGGGGGCTTCTCCTCATGCGTCGCGACGAAGGGCGACCTTCTCGACATGCGGGCCTCCTTCGAGGCCAGGGACGCGAAGATCGACGAGGCCCTCGACGACCTGGAAGCCGGCGTCATCTCGGAGACCGAGCTGCGCGACCGGATCACGGCCGCGAACGGGCAGGTCTACGACTCGATCAACGGGAAGGTCGACGAGATCTCCGGCAGGGTGCAGCAGATCGTCGCGGGCGCGGCGGGCTCACCGATCACCGGGAATCCCATGATCGACCTCGGACTCACGGCCCTCGGCAGCGTGATCGGCGGCTTCGGACTCACGCAGCACGTGAGGAACAAGCAGCGGCAGGCGCGCGGGGAGCTCGTGACGACCGACCCGAGGGCGGTCGCCGCAGCCAGGGGGTCGCCGGTCCCACCCGTCACCGCGCCGGTGGGCTGAGCTCGGCCGGCGCTTGCATCGGCCCCCGCGCTTCGATACCTCTCGTGCGCGGGGGCCTCTTCGTTGGCGGCGAGGTTCCGGCGGGACCATGCTGCAGGACGCGCATCATGTAGGGTCGTGCGACCACGCCGGGGAGTGGCTCACTCGTGGAGAGTGTGGGCCCTGGACGCTTCTCCTGGAGCAGCTCTATCTCTGGTCGCACCTCGCGATCTCCGCGGCGTACGTTGCGATTCCTGTCATCCTGCTCGGCGCGGTCCTTGCAGAGCGGACCCGACCGAAGCAGGATCAGCTCTCCAGCGACGAGAAGGCAACGGTCCGGACCGCGTACGCCTTCTTCATCGCCGTCTGCGGGATCGGGCATCTCGAAGGCGTGGTCTCCTTCGTCTGGCCGGCGTACCCGGTCTTCGCGTGGTGGCACGCACTCACCGCCGTCGTCTCCTGGTACGCCGTACTCGTGACGGTGCGCTTCCGCGCGAAGATCATCGTCGGGATCTGAGAGGTACGGCATGACCGACGTGAACGTCTGGATCGAGATCGCCAAGCAGGCGCCCGCGCTCATCGTGCTCGTGTGGCTCGTGCACTACTTCCTCAAGTACCTCGAACGAGTCTCCACGGCGCACAACGATCGGATGGCCGACCTGGTCGAGCAGTACCGCGCGCTCGCACGTGAGAACGCCGAGCTCTTCCGCAACGTGCACGCGGCCATTCAGTCGTCGCAGAACAAGTAGGGGGGCCCGATGTCCTCATTCGCGTCCGTCAATGGCAAGTTCCACTTCCTCCCCCAAGAGCTGAGCCTGCACGTCCAGGAAGAGGACGACATCGCGACGACCTCGCCGGACTACGACGAGATGCGTCTCGATTGGGAGCTGATCGAGGATCTCCTCGGCGGCACCCGCAGGATGCGGCGCAAGGCACACCGCTGGCTCCCGCAGGAAGAGAAGGAGAGCGACAAGGCGTACAGCGTGCGCGTCGCTCGGTCGGTCCTCTTCGGCGCTCTGGAGAAGGCCATCGACGACGTCGTCGCGAAGCCGTTCGCGAAGATGGTGAAGACCGAGGGGACCCTCATCGACCGGCTCGCCGGCATCATGGTCAACGCCGACATGGCCGGCAGGAACCTCACGCAGTACGCGCGCGACTGGTTCCGCAACGGAGTCACGCACGGCCTCGCGCACACGATCGTCGACTTCCCCCGCGTCACGCAGGGCCCGACGCGCGACCCCGTAGCTGCCGCGCGAGCTCACCCGTACTTCGCCGAGATCCGCGCGCCGCAGCTCTTCTTTTGGGAGTCGGAGCAGGAGGTCGACGGAAGCGAGAAGCTCCTCGAAGTGCGCATCATGGATCACCGCCTCGTCAAGCGCGGGCAGTTCGGCCAGCGGAACGAGCCGGTCGTGAAGCGCTGGCTCCCCGATCGGTGGGAGCTCTGGCAGCGCACCGACTCGCCGCGAGGCACGATCGGCCGCGGGAAGTGGGAGCTCTTCGACACGCAGACGCACCCCTTCGGCGAGATCCCGCTCTGCACGTGGTACGCGGACCGCACCGGCTTCATGACGGGCCGCCCGCCGTTCATGGATCTCGCCTGGCTCAACCTCACGCATTGGCAGAGCGACTCCGATCAACGCAACCTTCTCCGGTTCGCGCGCGTAGGCGTCTACTTCGGCGCGGGTCTCACCGAGGAAGACCTGAAGCAGGGCTTCACCGTCGGCGGCAACCGGCTCTTCGCTGCCAAGAACCCGGACGCGAAGCTCTCGGTCGTCGAGCACACGGGGCAGGCGATCGGCGCCGGCGCCGAAGACCTCAAGGCGCTCGAAGAGCGCATGGAGCGACTCGGGCTCGAGCCCCTCGTCCGTCGGACCGGAAGCGAGACCGCGACCGGCAAGGGGATCAACGAAGCGAAGACGCAGGCGACGATCATCTCGTGGGTCGAGAACTTCGAGACCGGCCTCCGCAAGTGCTTCGAGCTCGCCGCGAAGTGGGTCCGGACCGAGCTCGAAGAAGCCTTCAAGGTCGTCGTCTTCAAGGACTTCCCGCTTGGCAGCCGCGCCAAGGACGACGCTGAGATCCTGCTCAAGCTGCGCGAGCCGGACGCGACCGGCGCGCCGGAGATCCCGAAGGTGCTGCTCCTCAACGAACTCAAGCGGCGCGGCCTCTTCAGCGAGGACGTCGACATCGAAGAGGTCATCGAGCAGGCGATGCAGGAGCGCGACATCCTGCCGCCGCGGGTCGAGGTCGAGACGGACGAGGACGATCCCGAGGACGATCCCGAGCGGCCGGGCGAGCCGGACACCGAGCTCCCCGGAGATCAGAACCCGCAGGACGGCGGCACCGAAGCGGCGTAGGCGATGGCCGACCGGCGTCTACGGGCTGAGCTCCGGAGGACGGTCAACGGCGAGCTCCTCGACCGCGCGATCCGGCACCTGATCTACCTGCGTCGGCTCAGCACCGGCGAGGCTTCGCGGATCATCTCGTTCCTCGACGGCGAGGTCTATCCCGACATCCTCTCGACGCTGCAGCGCCGGCTCGAAGCGAGCCCGACCCGGGCGCTCGGCCGAGGCGTGCACACGACGCAGCGCTTGCGCCGGATGGAGCAGGCGTACAACGAACTCATCCGCGTCGGCATGCGTGAGGCGAGCTCGCGGCTCCGGTCCTCGCTCGACGACATCGCTCTCAGCGAAGCCGAGTTTCAAGCCGCGGCCGTCAAGCAGGCGATCACGCGCAGGATCCCGATCGCCTTCGACCTGGAGCTGCCGAGCGTGCAGACGCTCCGCTCGATCGTTCGAGCTCGCCCGATGCAGGGCGCGCTCTTGCGGGATTGGTTTCAGCGCCAGGCGCGCGCCGACCAGGTCGCGGTCACGCGGGCCGTCAACCTCGGACTCTCGCAAGGTGAAGGGATCCCGACGATCGTGCAGCGTGTCCGGCAGACGATGGTCGGCAGCTCGCGCCGGGGAGTCGCGGCGATCGTGCGCACCGCGGTCAATCACACGACCACGCACGCGCGCGAGGAGAGCTACCGCGAGAACGGGAACATCATCAGCGGCGTCCGCTACGTCGCGACTCTCGACGCGAACACGACGATCATTTGCGCGAGCCTCGACGGGAACGTCTACGCGGTCGGCGAGGGGCCGCGTCCCCCGCAGCACGTCGGATGCAGGTCCGACACCGCGCCCGTCGTGAAGAGCTTCGCCGAGCTCGGGATCCCCGGCCTCAAGGAGCTCGCGCCGCCCGGCTCTCGGTTCGCGAGGATCGGCGAAGCGCAGATCGCCGGCGAGGTTCCGGGCACGTTCACGTACCGCGACTGGCTCCTCTCGCAGCCGCGCAGCGTGCAGGTCGCGGCCGTCGGCGCCGGCCGTGCCGACCTCATCGCGGGCGGTCTGCCGCTCTCTCGCCTGGTCGATCGAACGAACGCGCCGCTCACTCTGGAGCAGGTTCGTCGGCTGGAGGGGCTCGATTGAGGCTTGACTCGTCCCTGGCGGGTCCGTAGACCGGTCTGCACTCACGTCATCCGAGAGGGGCCGGGCGCCCCTCGCGCGGCCGGGTGCCGCAGGAAGCCGAAGGAATCAAGCGATGGACGAACTGCTCCCGAACCTCTCCGCAGAAGCCTACAGCGCGGCCGACGAAGCCGTGCAGAAGTGGTACCGCAAGCTCGAAGACGGGTCGTACCGTCTGAAGGTCAAGGAGGATTCGGGGTGGGCCCTGGAGAACGTGTCGAGCCTCCGGAACGCTCTGGAGGACGAGAAGGACAAGCGCCGGAAGGCCACCTCGCGGGTCGAGGGTCTCCCGGACGACTTCAACGGCGAGACCTTCCGCAAGCTGAAGGCGGACTCCGATCGTCTGAAGGACGTGCTCGACAAGCACGGCAAGGACGACGAGAAGACGCAGGCCAAGATCAAGGCCAGCGTCGAGGAAGCCACGGCTCCGCTGCTCACGCAGATCGACGAGCTGAAGAAGCAGAACGGCGGGCTCAGCGGTGAAGTCGGCGAGCTCCTCGTCGACGCGGAAGTGCGTCGGCTCATGTCGACCGAAGCCTACGGTCTCCAGGGTGAAGCCGATCTCGTCATCGACCGGGTGCGGCGTGAGACGCGAGTCGTCAAGGGTGACGACGGCAAGCATGCCGTCCAGGTTGTGCGTCCGGGCACGGAGGTCGTCCGGCAGCACACGAAGGACGGGAAGGTCGGCGACATGCAACTCAAAGACCTCCTCGCGTCGTTGCGGGACGATCCGATCATGGGTCGCGCCTTCGACGGCGAAGGTATCGCCGGGAGCGGTACGCCGGGAAGCCCGCGGCGCGGGGGTCCTCAAGGTGGAAAGAACCCGTTCAAGAAGGAGACGGTCAACCTCAGCGAGCAGAGCCGTCTCCGCAAAGAGAACCCCGCCGAGTACCGCCGTCTCCGCGCCGAAGCCGGTCTTCCTCCGCTGCAAGGCGAGCAGGCCGGAGCCGCTCCCGTCTAGCGGCTGAGGCTCGAGCCCGACGAAGGCACTCGGTCACAACCCAAGGATTGACCGATGGCCGTAACCCAACTGTCCGACGTCATCGAGCCCGACGTCTGGCAAGACTACTTCCAGCTCCGGAGCACGGAGGTCTCTACGCTCATCCGGAGCGGCATCGTCCAACCGGACGCGAGGCTGCAGACGCTCGTCATGGGCGCCGGCACCCTCTTCCAGATGCCGTTCTTCAACGACCTCGCGGACACGCTGCCGAACATCAGCAACGACAACCCCGCGAGCGTCGCGACCCCGCAGAACATCGGAACGGGGCAGGACAACGCGATCAAGCACATGCGCAACCAGGCATGGGGCTCCGCGGACCTGCTCGCGTCGGTGATCGGCAACGATCCGATGATGGCGATCGCGAACCGCGTCGTCGACTACTGGGTCCGGCAGGACGAGCGCGCGCTGATCAGCTCCCTTACCGGGGTCTTCGCCGACAACCTGGCGAACGACTCGGGGGACATGATCAACGACATCAGCAACGACAACGCGACCGCCGTCCTCGCTGCCGAGAAGGTCTCCGCGGAGGCCATCCTCGACACGAAGCAGACGATGGGCGACATGGGGCAGAACCTCGTCGCGATCGCGATGCACTCGGTCGTGCTGACGGAGCTGAAGAAGCAGAACCTCATCACGTTCATCCCGAACTCGCAGGGCGTCGTGAACTTCCCGACGTTCATGGGTCTCGCGGTGATCGAGGACGACCTCTGCCCGGCCGTCGCTCTGACGAACCGGATCCGGTACTCGACCTACCTCTTCGGGGCGGGAGCCGTCGGCTTCGCCGAGGGGCGCGCGAAGGTCCCGGTCGAGGTCGAGCGCGAGGCCCTGCAGGGCGGCGGCGCCGGCGTGGAGACCCTCCACTCGCGGCGCGAGTTCATCCTGCACCCGCGCGGGATCACGTTCACGAACGCTTCGGTCGCCGGCAACTCGCCGACGAACACCGAGCTCGAAGCGGCCGCGAACTGGAACCGCGTGTACGACCGGAAGCTCGTGCGCATCGCCGAGCTCCGGACGAACGGCTAGGGCCTGCAAGCCCCCGGAACTCCGGCCCCCTCCCGCGCGCGAGCTCGGGAGGGGGCACCTTCCCCGAGACCCTTCCACGACGAGACTCCGATCATGACCGAGCAGACGAAGCCGGGCGCGAAGCCGCCCGAGAAGACGGACGGCGCGCCGGCGGCGGGCGGATCGACCGCTCAGCCTCCGGCCGACAAGCCGAAGGACCCCACCGAGCCGGGCGTCGCGCCCAAGGCCGGCGAGAGCGGAGCGGCGGGCAAGCCGCTCAACGACACCGGCATCGCGCAGGCGTCGCTCGCCGACTGCATCGCGCAGTCGAAGCGCTCCGCGGCTCACGCGAAGGCCGAGCGCGAGAAGTTCCTCGCCGGCTCCGGAGACGGTGGCGCGAAGGTGGTCCTCGAAGAGGCGAAGGCCGAGGCCGCGCGCATCGTCGCCAAGGCGAACGAGGAAGCGAACGTCATCCTCGCCAACGCAAGGGCCGCTGCCGGTGGCGCTTCGCCTTCGTCCTAGCGCCGCTCGTCCTGTCCGGCGTCCGGGTCGTCAAACGCTGGCGACCCGGATGTCGGTCGAGGATTGGGTGCACGAGCCTCGGATCACCGAGGCGCAGCGTGACGCGCTGCCGACCACGGTCGACCGGCGCATCATCTTCAACGTCACCGCCGGGCAGTACGAGATCTTAATCTCGGGCACCGGCTGGATCGCTCTCCGGGACTACGCGACGTCATGACGCTCACGATCGAAGACGGGTCCGGCCTCTCAACGGCCGACACGTACAACGAAGTCGCGGACGTGCAGGCGTACCTCGACGAGCACGATGCGACGGCCGCGACCGCATGGACCGGAGCCGCGCTCTCGGATGCGGAGATCGCGTGCCGGGTCGCGGCGCGGTACATGGATGCCGTGTACGGCCCGCGCCTGCAGGGCGAGATTCGAATCGTCGATCAAGCCCTCGAATGGCCGAGGATCGGCGTGCGACGCGACCGCTTCTGCCTCTCCTCGTCGGAGGTCCCGCAGAAGTGGCGCGACGCGCACGCTCTCCTCTCGTCGAAGGCATTGTCCGCCGAGCTCCTTCCCGACATCGCGGCGCCCGTCGGGGCGATCCGTCGCGTCAAGAAGAAGGTCGGTCCCCTGGAAACCGAGACCGAGTATTTCGGCGCCTCGCAGGTCAAGCGCTACAGCGAGATCGACGCGATGGTCGCCGACTTCCTGGAAAGCGGCGGGATCGTCGCCGAGCGGGCCTAGATCATGTCCAAGAGCAACGCCTTCGAGACCGACCTTCTCGAACTCCTCTTCCTCAACACGAACATCGCCAACATCGGCGACGCGACCGGTCTCCAGGGCTCGTCCGCCGCGGGGAACTTCTACGTCTCCGCGCACACGGCGTCGCCCGGCGAGGCCGGTGATCAGACGACGAGCGAAGCCGGCTGGACGAGTTACGCGCGCGTCGCGGTTCCTCGCAACGGCTCGAACTGGACCGTCACCGGCGACACCGTCGACAACGACAACAACATCAACTTCCCGAAGAGCACGGGCGGCGGCAACTTCACCGTCACGCACCTCGGCGTCGGGACGTCGGTGTCGGGCGCCGGTCTCCTGCTCTACTACCCGGCCCTCACGAGCTCGAAGACCATCGAGCCCAACGACACGCTCGTCGTCGAGGCCGGCGACCTCGATATCTCCGAGGACTAGCGCGGGTCCGCTCGCGGTCCCGTAAGGAGGTCCAGGCGTGGGCGACACCTTCATCGACGCCGTCGTCTGGACCTCCGATACCGCGAAGGGCGTCGGCGAGACGCAGACGATCACCGTCGCCGGCGCGGTCGACGAGGCGGACATCGCCGGCGCGTGGATCTTCGGCGTCCGGACGATCTTCGACGGCACGATCATTTCGAGCGGGTCGGACTCGTTCGGGGCCGTCGACGCCGACGGGAACGAGTGGTGCTTTCAGGACGTCATGACCGACGCCGACTCGTCGCCAAGCGCGGCGTCGGTCGGATGGAACGATCGCCTCGGCGTCATCTACAACCCGGTCAGCGGGGCGGTCGAGCAAGCCTTCCGCTTCGACTCCTGGACGGACGACGGCATCGTCATCGAGTGGCTCGTCGCACCGACGCTCGCGATCAAGTGGGTCCTCGTGCTCTTCGGTGGCGAGGATGTCGCGATGGAGTGCGGCTTCGGCGACACGACGTCGGCGAGCGACACGATCTCGCTCGCGGGCACGATGGCGGACCGTACGCCGAAGGCAATCCTCGCTCGAGCCCACGGTCGATCGAACGTCACCGGAGGGCTCAACCTCAGCGTCATCTCTCGCTTCGGCTTTTGGGCGAACGATCACGCCGCCGGCGCGAGGCACCGGTCGCGGAACTACGAGTACGACGATCTCGGGGCGTCGGTCAACTCGCGGGCGATTACGCGCATGGATTCGGCGCGCCTCGGCGTCGACTCCTTCGGCGCTGATCTGATCGGCGGGCTGCAGACGATCGGGAGCGTTGGCGAAGGCACCTTCACGATCAACCGCGGAGGGTTCGCCGGCTGGCCGGTCGCCTACTGCGCGATGGACTTCGACTCCGAGGACGTCTTCCTCGGAGAGATCACCGCGCCCACGAGCGACGGCGTCGAGGATCACGAGGACATCGGCTTCAACCCCCGCTTCGTCTTCATGCTCCTCGAACGGATCGTGACGGGCTCGTGGGACTTCGGCGTCACGAGCGGCGCGCAGGTCGGCGTCCTCGGGCATGGAGTGTGGGTCTCGGAGTCGGGCGTCGAGGCGAGCATCTATCACGGCGGCGAGGACGCGGCGAACCCGACGAACACGCACAACCGCTTCGAGGGGGACCAGCTCGTCAACATCGCTCGGAGCCAAGGCGACACGACCGACGACATGAACGCGGAGGTCGACGCCGCGCTGCAGGCCGGCCTCTCGCTCGACTGGCTCGACACCGCGGTCGCCGCGCGGATCCTCACCTTCGCCGTCTCGCTCGGCGTCTTCCAGCGAGCGCAGGCCAGCGACGCCGGGGCGGGCAGCGCGATCGACGTGCCGCCGAACCGCCTCCGCTCCGCGAGCGTCTCGGGCACTCCGGGCGGTCCCTTCATCCCGGTCACGCCGACGAGGCGTCGGCCGAGCGGCCCCACGCTGGCCGAGGGGGCGGCGACGAGCTCGGCCGCGCCGACCAGGCTCCGCCCCGTCGACGGCTCAGCCGCCGGGGCGACCTCACTCCCCCCGGTCACGCCGACCAGGATCCGGGCCGTCTCCGCGTCTGCCTCGGGGAGCTCGACGGCGACCGCCTCGGGCACCGTCCTCCGGTCGGTGAGCGCGACCGACGCCGGCTCCGCGAGCTCGGCGGCGACGGCTCAGCGCGCCCGCGCGGTCGACGGCTCGGCGGCCGGCTCCTCGTTCGAGGCCGTGACGCCGTGCAGGCGCCGCTCTGCGGCGGCCTCAGCCGCGGGGGCATCGACGGGCACGGTGCCGGCGGCGTGCCGCCTGCGGCCCGTGGCGGCCCTCTCGAACGGCCTCGCGACCGCTGCGGCGATCGGGGCCCTCGCGGTCTCGGCCGCGGCGAGCGACGCCGGAGCCGCGACGGCAGCCGCCAGCGCCGCCAGGCTGCGCGGAGTGGACGGCTCGGCCGCCGGCCTGGCCGTCGGGACGGTGGCTCAGCCGTGCCGCCTGCGAGCCGTCCAGGGCTCCGCGGCAGGGGACTCGGTCGGGTCGGTGGTCGTCTCCGGGGACATCCCGACGGGGCCCGCCATCGCGTCCGGGGTGGCGACGTCGAGCGGCGGCGACCCGTGTCGGGAGCGCTGCGTCGACGGAGCGGCCGCCGGCTCGGCCACTTCGACCGCGGTCGCGATGGTGATCGCGGGGATGCAGGACGTCCAGGCGGCCGCCTTCGGCCAGGCGACCGGCCAGGTCATCGCCTCCAAGCTCACCGACTGCATCGGCATCCCGACCGAGCTCGATGTCGACCTGCGGCAGGCGGCGCTCGACCTGATCCAGGAGTTCGGCAGGACGGCCGACTTCGACGTCGGGGGGACCCCGTTCTCCGACGTGCAGATCTCCCCCGCGTTCAACTTCTCCGACCGCTACGTCGACGGCGAGCTCGTCCAGCGCGGCGACGTCGTCGTCTTCCTCGCGGCGCAGGACGCTCCCCTCACCCCCGAGCTCGCCGAGACGGTCTCCTTCGACGGCACGACCTGGCGGGTCGTTCGGTTCGATGAGATCTACTCGGGCGACCTGGTCGCCCTCTACGCGATCCACCTTCGGGGCGGGGGGGTTCCTTCGGCTACGGCGATCGTCACGACGCTCGACTCCGAGCTGCTCACGGCGGCGAAGGAGATCATCGACGAGCTCGGGCGCACGGTCGCGATCACGAACAACGCCACGCTCTACCCGGCCGTGCAGACGTCGCCGCCTCTTGCTTTCAAGAGGAGCCTCGTCGACGGAGAACTCGTCAAGCGTGGCGACGTGCAGCTCTTCGTCCCCGGGCTCGAGCTCGGCTTCGTGCCGAGCAAGGCCGACGTCGTCGAGTACGACGGCACGACCTGGTCGGTCGTGAGGATCGAGGCGCTCTATGCGGGCGGGGCGATCGCGCTCTACGTCCTGCACCTTCGCGGCGGCGGCCTCCCGACGTCGTCCGCGATCGTCACCGAGCTCGACGCGGACTTCTTCAACGACTCGAAGGAGCTGATCGACGAGCTCGGCAAGGCGTACGTCTTCGTGACGTACGAGTTCGAGATCGTCAACGCAGGAGCGGGAACCGTCTCCCGCAAAGGAAGGTGCGAGCATTGCATCAAGGGAACTCCTCCGCAGGAGTTCGTCCGTCGATTGAGCGATGGGGAACTCGTGAAGACCGGTCGGCAGATCTTCTACGTCCCGAGCAAGGAGCTTCCCTTCCCGAACCCGTACGAGGGGCAGGAAGTGCGCCTCGGGACGGAGGGGTCGAAGTGGAGGACGACGTTCGTCGGTCCACTCTACGCCGGCGGGAAGGTGGTCCTTTGGGAAGTGGAGGTCTCTCGAAGATGACGAGCAAGATCTACTGCACGATGATCGGCATCTTCGGATTCGCCGAGCACGTCGCGGTCGCGCTCGGAGAGGACGGCGTCCTGCTCGCGCAGCGCCTTTGCGTAAACAAGTCGTGGGCGCTGCACTACATGGGCGTCACCGGGACGGAGAATCACGTCGTCTATACGGCGCACTTCCCCCTCGGGTGGGAGATCGTCTGGCTCGACGACTGGCTCCACTACCCAGAGATCGACGATCCCCCGCACGCCGGCGCGATCGCGGCCCTGGCGCTGCTCAACTCGAACCTCTCGACGCTGCGATCGACAACTCCGCCCTCGCAGACCTGATGCCCGCCGACCTCGCAACCTTCAACGCGCAGCTCTCGCGCTTCACGGATACCCTGCTCCCCGAGCAGGCCCGCGACTTCGTCGCGAAGATCGCGTTCGAGGGGCTCTCGCGGCTCGTGCTGCGGACGCGAGTGCGCACGGGGCGCCTCCGAGGCGGGTACACGGTGTCGCTCGACAACCCTACGACCGAGGATCCGGGGCGCGTGGACCCGAGCGGGAGCTCGACCATCTCCGCAGGGCTCGCGGCGCTCTCTGGACTTCGCCCCTTCCAGGACGTAGTTATCTCGAATCCGGTCTCGTACACGATCTACGTGAACAACGGGACCGAGCACTTCGAGGGTGACTTCATGTTCGAGCGGACGGTCGAAGAACTGGCGGCGATCTTCTCATGACGACGCTCTACGGAGACGCGCGCGACGAGATCGTCGCCAAGTTCGAGGCCGACATCGAGCTCGTGCACCCCGGCCTCTCGGGCCGGGTGAAGTACCCGAATCTTCCGTTCTCGCAGCCGGACTCCGGCTTGTGGTGCGACATGCGGCTCAGCTTCGGCGCGAGCTCGCAGGTCGAGATCACCGGTCCCGCGGATGGGCAAGGGACCTTCCTCCAGCCGGGCACCGTCACGGTGCAGATCCGGTCGGACATTCTCGGGGGAGACGACGCCTTCTGGACGCTCGTCGACCTCATCGTCACGAACTTCAGGAAGACGACCGGCACGCTCGTCACGTACCTCGTCCCGTTCCCGATCACGATCGGCCGGGACCCGGACACGGAGGCGAAGTGGCGCGTCGACGTCTCGATCCCGTTCCAACTCACCGACACCATCGTCTAAGGCAGGAGTGACCTCATGGCCGGTACCGCTGGCGCTGATGCCTCACGTCAAGATCTCGCTTGGGTCCTCGAATCCACGTACGGCGAAACGCCGGCGGGGAACCCGACCCTCCAGCGCGTCCGGTACGTGAGCGAAACCCTCAAGCAGAACACGGACACCGTCTCCTCTCCGGAGATCGAGTCGTCCCGGCAGAAGACCGGCGTCGCGCGCGTGCGTGCCGACGCCGGCGGCGACGTCAACGTCATCCTCTCGTACGGGTCGCATGACTCGTGGCTGGAGTACGCGCTCCAGAGCGACGCGACCTGGTCGAGCGTCGTCGACGCGCTGGAGCAGGACTCGAACACCGCGGTCACGATCGCCCTCACTTCGGGGAACGACGCGACCCTCACCGACGACGACACGAACAACTCGTGGACGAACATCGTCGTCGGGCGGTGGATCCGCCTCGGCAACTTCGTCACGTCCTCGGGCGTGAACAATCAGATCGTCAAGGTGATCGCGAAGGGCTCGAACAACGAGATCACGATCCGCGGTCGTGGCCTCGTGGCCGAGACCGTCGCGGCCAGCGCGGCGACCTCGAACGCGAAGGTCCAGATGGGCGGGCACGTCGAGAACGGCGTGCTCTGCCAGTCGATCGTCATCGAGCGGGAGAACACCGACCTCGTCGCCGCGTCGAAATTCGCGGTCTTCAACGGGATGGTGCTCGACGGCTTCAACTTCACGATCACGCCGGGCTCGCTGATCGAGGGCGCCTTCACGTTCCTCGGCAAGAGCCAGACCACGGGCACCGCCACGATCGGCGACGGCTCGAACGCGGCCGCTCCGGGGAACCGGATCATGAACGCCGTGGACGACGTCTCCGCCATCATGGAGGGCACGGGTCTCGACACCGTGACGGACGCCACGGAGTTCACGATCACGTACGCGAACAACCTCGCGGGTCGCGACGCGATCGGGAACCTCGGCCCCACGTCGATCCGCTCCGGCACGATCGACATCAACGGCACCCTCAACGTGTACCTCGTGAACCGCGACCTCATGGACAAGTACCTCGACTTCGACGACTCCGCGGTCGCCGTGGTCTTCGTCGACAACGTCGGCAACGGGTACGTGTGGGAGCTGCCGCACATCAACTACACCGACGGGGACGACTCGAACCCGGGCCAGAACAACGACATCGAGGCCCGGATGACCTACGAGGCGTCCAAGGACACGACCGACGATCGCACGATGATCATCTCGCGCTTCGCCGGCCCGTTCTGATCCCTGCGAGCTTGGAACCCCGGGGCGCGTTCGGTAGCGTCCCGGGGAACCTGGCTCGAGCCCACCCTCAAGGAATCAAGCGATGGACATCCGACTTCTCGAAACCGATCCGGCCGCCGAGCGCGAAGGCAAGTGGTTCAAGTACCCCGTCGCGCCCGAGGTCGAGATCTGCATCGCACGCGCCGACAACCCGGACCTCCGGGCCTTCCTGCAGAAGCAGCGCTCGCAGGTCAAGCAGGCCGTGCGCGACGACAACTTCGACGACGAAGCGATCCAGGAGCAGGGCAAGCGCATGCTCACGGACTACATCGTCAAGGGCTGGAGAGGACTCGACGAGGCGGGCGCGCCGATCCCGTTCTCGACGGAGAAGTGCCGCGAGCTCGTCGACCGCGAGCCGCTGCGCGACCTCTGGAAGTGGGTCCTTCACGTCGCCCGCGAGCACACGGCCTACCTGCGGCAAGGACTGGAGGACGACGCAAAAAACTGATCGAGTTCCAGCTCTGGATGCTCTCTTGGGGGCACATGATCGAGACCTTCAAGAAGCGCGCCGCCCGCGGGGAGCGGTCCGAGAGCTGGGACAAGCGACCTCGACTGCACGACGATCTCGTTCCGGTCTGGACCCTTTGGGAGGACACGCACCGGATGCGGGACATGACCGAAGGCCCTCGGGCCTGGACCCCGGCGGAGCTGCGATGCGTTCTGGACGAGCACCGGATCACGGAATGGGAGACCCGCGAAGAGTGGTGGTACCTCTTCCGTCGTCTCGAAGACTCGTGGCTCGAATGGGCGCGCAAGAAGGCGAAGCAGAGCAAGGGCGGCGGAGGCAAGGGGAGGCGGACTCTTGGTCGAGGTAGCAACGCTCGCCGTCCGCATCGAGGCCGCTCGCGCTGAAGGGGGCTTCCGCGTCGTCCGCCGTGGATCGCGGCAGACCCGGGACGAGCTCGGGCGCTTCGTGGCGGACGTCAACCGCACCGACGCGAGCCTCGATCGCACCGGGCGCACGGCGCAAGGCTTCGGGAGGATCCTCGGCCGACTGACCGCCGGGCTCTCCGCGGGTCTGATCACTCGCGCCGCCTTCCGCCAGCTCGTCGACTTCGAGCAGGGTCTCGTCGGCGTCGGGAAGACGACCGACATCGCCGGCGAGGCTCTGCAGGCTCTCGGCGACGACTTCATCGCACTCGGGAACCGCATCCCCGTCACGCGCGACGAGCTCCTCTCGATCGGCCAGGCTGCGGGGCAGCTCGGCGTCACCGGCGCCGACAACATCCTCAACTTCACCGACACGATCGCGAAGCTGGGAAGCGCCTCCGACCTCGCGGGCGACGAAGCCGCGACCACGCTCGCGCGGCTCCTCAACGTGACCGGCGAAGGGATCGACCAGGTCGACGAGATCGCCTCAGTCTTCGTGCGCCTCGGGAACAACATCGAGGCGACGGAGAGCGAGATCGCCACGATCACGACCCGGATCGCGCAGGCGACGGCCGCCTTCGACCTCAGCGCCGGCGAGACGGCCGCGCTCGGAGCTGCGCTCAAGTCGCTCGGCGTCGAGGCCGAGCTCGGCGGATCGTCGGTCGGGCGCGCCTTCACCGCGATCGACGCGGCCGTGCGTGAGGCGGGCGACGACCTGGAGCTCCTCGCGCAGATCGCGGGGACCACGAATGAGGAGTTCGCGCAGCTCTTCCAGGGCGATCAGCTCGCCGGCTTCCAAGCCTTCATCGAGGGCCTCGGGCGCACGATCGAGCAGGGGGGCAGCGCGGCCGCGGTGCTCGATCAGCTCGGTCTCTCCGGAGTGCGCAACCTGCAGGTACTCGTCCCGCTTGCCAAGAACAACGAACAACTCGCGAAGACGCTCGCCCTCGTCTCCGACGAGCTCGCGAACACGAACGCGCTCGAAGAGGAGTCGTCGCGCGCCTTCGACACGCTCGGCAGCGAGCTCACGCTGCTCGGCAACGCGCTCGGCGCGGCCGTGCTGCAGTTCCGCGACTCGACCGGTCCGATCAAGGACTTCGTCGAGGGCGTCCGCGGAGCGGTCCTGATCCTCTCCGGGCTCGGCGACGAGTTCGACGGGAACCGCGAGCGCGCCGAGCTCTTCGCGAAGGTGCTCCGGGGACTCGCTGGCGCCGGCGGCTTCATCGCGCTCACGAAGGCCGTGCAGGGCACGATCGGAGCGATCCGCGCGCTCAAGGTCGCGCTCGCGACCTCGGGGATCGGGCTCATCCCCATCGCCATCGGCGCGGCGATCGGGGCCGTGATCACCTTCCGCGAGGAGATCGCCGACCTCACGATCGGGGGGCGGCGCCTCGGCGACGTGCTCACCGCCACGATCAACGTCCTCCGCGAGCGTTGGGAGTTCATCTTCCCCCGCCTGGTCGAGGTCGCGCGGGGCGTGATCGAGACGCTCTCCCGTCTCTTCTCCCAAGCCTTCGACTTCATCGTCGACCTCGTGCAGGACGCGCTCGAACTGATCGGAACGGATTGGGACTCCGCGCTCGGCTTCATCGGCGACCTCGTGAAGGGCTTCGCGAACCTCGCCATCGCGTCCTTCAAAACGGTCGGCGACGCGATCCTCACCGTCGTCGAGACGATCGTCGACAACTTCCGCGAGCTGCGGAACCTCGACTTCAGCAACCCGATCGCCTTCGTGGGATCGCTGAAGGACGTGAGCCTCGCGAACCTGGAGCGCTCGATCGACGCGCTGAAGGACATTGGCGGCAGCGCGGCGGAGAACTTCTCGACCGACTTCGTCGCCGAGTTCACGCAGATCGGCAAGGACTCCCTCACGGCGCTCGTCGGCGGCTTCCGAGGGCTGGAGGGGGAGGCGGCCTTCGACGAGTTCTTCGGCGGCATCTTCCGCGAGATCGACGAGGAGCAGGGTCGCATCGCGGCCGAGCGCTTCGCGCGTGGTCTGATCGAGCAGTTGCAGACGAAGGGGAAGCAAGTGCTCAGCGCGCTCGGATTCCAGCCGCGCGGCGAAGGTGACGACGGCGGACCGGGCGACGGAGCCGGGGCTCGAGCCGGGTTCGAGCAAGCAGCGGGAGGCATCGCGCAGCTCGACCAGGCGCGCACCGACGCGCTCAATACGATCTCCGATATGTTCGCCGCTCTGGAGTTCGAGAAGGAGCTCGTCGGGCTCACGAACGACGAGCGGCAGCTTGCCATCGAGCTTCGCGAGCTCGAACGGCAGGCGATCCTCGGCCAGGTCGTCGACGTCGACACGCTCACCGAGGCGTACCGCAAGAGCGCGGAGGAGCTTGAGCGCCAGGTCGAGCAGGCGGAGAAGCAGCAAGCGAGCGCCGACCTCATTGCGCAGGGGCTCGGCGACGTCGCGCGCTCGGCGATCACCGACTACGAAAACCTCGGCGAGGCTGCCGAGCAAGCCTTCAAGCGCGTCATCGACGGGCTCCTCGAAGTGCTTGCGATCCAACCGCTGATCCAGGGGATCTCCAGCTTCCTCGGCCCGACGAACGGGCCCGGGACCGGCGGGCTCGGAGCCTTCTTCAGCGCGAAGGGCAACGTCTTCCGCGGCGGGCAGGTCGTACCCTTCCAGAACGGCGGGCTCTTCAGCGGCCCGACCGCCTTCCCGCTCGCCGGCGGCAACGTCGGCATCGCAGGCGAGGCCGGCCCCGAAGCGGCGATCGCTCCGCTCTCCAGGAAGAACGGTCGGCTCGGCGTCGAGATCAACGACGGAGCCGCGGGGCGCACCGTGATCCAGAACTTCAACATCAGCACGCCGAACCCCGACGGCTTCCGTCAGTCGATGGAGCAGGTCAAGCAGGACGCTAAGAAGGGGCTCGATCAGCTCTAGGGGCACCGCATGGGATCAACCGAGAAGCTCTTCCCGACGAACATCTCGTACGGCTCGCGCGGGGGCCCTGGATTCTCGACCGCCGTGATCGAGAACGCGGCCGGGCAAGAGGAGCGTACCGGCCGATGGAACGGCGCGCGCCGCAGGTACAACGCGGTCTATGGTCTGAAGTCTCCGAGCGACCTCTCCGCGCTGCTCACGTTCTACATCATCGTCCGCGGCCCCGAGCTCTCCTTCCGGTACAAGGACTTCAGCGACTACACGACCGCGAGCGATCACTACTCCGCGCCGGACGACGAGGACCACGAGATCGGCGTCGGGGACGGCTCGAACGTCTTCTTCCAGCTCCGCAAGAAGTACGAGGACGGGACGTACACGCGGATCCGCAACATCACGAAGCCCGTCGCCGGCACGGTCGTCGTCGCTCTCGACGGTGTCGCGCAGACGGAGGGCGTAGACTTCACCGTAGACGACACGACCGGCATCGTGACCTTCACCACGGCCCCGGGCGTCGGAGTCAGCGTCACCGCCGGATGCGAGTTCCACGTGCCGGCTCGGTTCGGCATCGAGCTCGACAAGCAGCTCCCGATCTCGATCGACGGCTTCGAGGCGCACTCGATCCAGGACATCCCCATCGTCGAGGTTCGGGACGAGCTCCCGATCGACGACGAGCGGTACCTCGGAGGGCACGTCGACTTCGGGGACCTCTCGGCCGACATCATGCTCGCCCTCGGGAAGGGCGCCCTTCAGATCCTCAAGCCGACCGTCGGCAGCCTCACGGCGTACCTGCCGATCGCGGACGACATCCCCCCCGGGATCAACATCCTCGTCCTCACGAACGACGGCAGCAACGACATCGACATCCGGACGCAGGACGACACGCTCGTCCTCGCTCTGACGACCGGGTCCGTTGCGCACTTCCATCTCTCGATCAACTCCTCGAACGCGAAGACCTGGATCGCGCTCGCTGCGTGACGCGATGTCGATCTCGCAGGAGAATCAGTACGGGGGGGCGATCGAACACTCGATCAGCGCGGACCACGACATCAACTTCCGCGAGGGTGCGCTCCAGCTCTTCGACACGACGACCGGAGGGCTGGACCTCAACCTTCCAGACGCGCGCACGATGCCTCAGTCGGGTCCCGACGTCGGCTATCTCGGGAACAACTCGACGACCGAGTCGCTGACGGTCAAGGATGCCGACGGGACGACGATCGTCGTGCTCGCCGCAGGGGAAGGCGGACTCATCTCGCTCGGGGACCGCAGCACGGCCGCGGGCGAGTGGTACATCGAGGCAAACGCGATGGGGGTCGTCGCGAACCCGACTCCGAACGAACTCTTCTACATGCACGGCGGGCGACCGCCCGACAACGACTTCGACGACGTCCGCGAATACAATCACCCGCTCGACGCCTGGACCGCGAAAACCGATGGAGGGATGGATTCGCGACGGACGAACTTCGTCGCGATGGGAACCGCGGGCTACCGCGTCGGCGCCCTGAATACGATCGGGTCGCGCGATGAGTGCTGGCAGTACGACCCCGACACCTGGACGCAGAAGAACGATCTCAACGGCGACCGTTCCAACGGCTGCACGTTCAAGGTCGACGATATCGCCTACTACACGACCGGCACCTTCTACGACGACGTCCTTGAGGAGTACGACGACGTCGGCGACGCATGGACCGGGCGCACCGATTGCCCGATAGCCTTCGCGGAGGGCTCAGGGGCGGCGAGCGTCAACGGGTCCGATGAGCGCGGCTATGCTGCCAGCGGAAACCGCCTCGACCTTCCGATCGGGCAGGACGACTCGGGCCTCGTCGAGCTCGACGGAAGCCCGTCGTACACGTGGGTCGAGAAGACCGACGCTCCAGGGCCGGAAGTTTCGGAGTTCTCCTTCATGGGAACCTCGTCGGGTGAGCTCTACAAGATCGGCGGCGAGGTCAGCGGAAGCGCCGACGTCGACCAGGTCGTCGAGTACGACGTCGCCGGCGATTCGTGGACGACGAAGAACGCTTTCCCGGACTCGAACGTCTTCGGCATGGGCGCACACCGACTCGACGATCGTGAAGGCGACGAGCTCTTCACCTTCTGCGGCTTCCGGGATGACGGGGTGAGCTCGTCGTCCAAGGACGACGTCGAGGAGTACCTGCCTTCGATCGACACCTTCGTTAGCAAGCAGGACGCTCCCGAGCGTCGGCGCGACGTCTACCAATCCGTCACGAGCATCGCCCCATGATCACCCGCGAGGAACTCGGCTCCCTCTTCGGAGACCATCGCAAGTACCACTCCGAGCGGCAGATCGACTCGTTCATCGTCGCGCGCTCGGGCCTCACGCCGTACGGCCGCTACCGGCAGTCGCTCCGGGAGTTGTGGTCGAGGTACTCGTCGCTCTGGAGTGCGTGGCGCGAGCTGCAAGAGCTGCAGATCGACCTCGAAGAAGCTGAGGCGCGCGCGGAGTTCGAGAGCGACTTCGACCGCCGGCGTCATGTTCTGAAGGTCCAAGATCTCCGCGTCCGCAAGGACTCGAAGGTCTTCGCCGTTCGAGAGATCTCGCGGGAGTTTGCTCGCTTCCTCGCCCACGCGCGCGCCTGGAAGGAGCAGGTCGGCGAGCTCACCGACGAGCGCCGCCGCGTCCTTGACGACGAGTTCTGGAGGGAGACGTTCCGCAACATGGCGGGGCTCGACGTCGTGCAGTCGGGGGCCGTGAGCCGCAAGTGCTGGGCGCTCGTTTCCACGCTCCCGAAGCGCGAGCGTCTTCCGCTGCTCGCCGAGCTCCAGAACACCGCGCAGCTCCGGAACTACATCGTCTCGCGTGAGATGCCCGAGCTGCCCTCCGAGCCGACCTTCAAGGTTCCGACGATGGAGGAGATCCGCTCGATCTGCGACGGTGGGAAGGTGGTGCCGGGCGCCGGCAACCTGGTCGAGCTCTTGAGCGAGGAGCGCAGGCAAGCGCGATGACGAGCACGCTCGAAGCGCCGATGCTCTCCTTCCTGGAGAATCAGACGCACCGGATGGCATCCCTCATCCGGGCGACGCGCGTCGACGGCCAGGTCTTCACGTTCACCGACCACGACGCGCCGCTCACGAGAGGGCTCTTCACGTACACGCCGGCGGGCGCGTGGGATCTGACGGCCACGAGGAAGGCGACGGGGCTCCGCCCTCAGAACGCCGAGTTCACCGGCGCGATCGCGTCCGACGCGATCACCGTCGCCGACCTCCGCGCGAAGCGCTGGATCGACGCGCAGCTCGACCTAGAGCTCGTCGACTGGCTCTATCCGTGGGCGGGCGTCTTCGAGACGCGGCGCTTGTGGGTCCACTCGCAGGAGTTCGACGGCGAGCTCTACACGCTCCAGGTCGAGGGGATCGCCCGATGGCTCCGGCCGGAGGTCGGGGACCAGCTCACGCGGAACTGCCCGTACGACGTGGGCGACGGAAACTGCGGCGCGAACATCAACGCGACGACGCAATTCGGGAAGGCCGTGAACGACCTGCCGAGCTCGCCCGGCAACGTGCGTTCGCACTTCGGGGTCTCGGGGATCATCACCACGTTCCCCGACGGCGACGAGCACTTCCGGGGCGGCAAGATCCGGTGGATCTCGGGAGCGAACGCGGGGATCGTGTCGGAGATCAAGCGATACGACGAGTCTCTCCGCGAGTTCTACCTGCAGCTCCCGACGCCGTTCGACATCGAGATCGGCGACACGTGCGACATCGAGCCCGGATGCGACAAGACCTTCGGGACCTGCGTGAGCCGCTACGCGCGCGGCGACGCCTTCGGAGGGTACCCGCACGTGCCGACGACGAACCGCACGCTCCAGGTCGCGAGGAACAAGGGGTGAGCTCCGCGACCGGGCTCGAGCCCGCGGTCGAGGACCGGCTGCGCGCGGAGATCTGCGACGACGCGATCGCGTTCGCGCGCGCGCGCACTCCCTGGAGGCATCAGGGGCGGACCCCACCCTACGGCATCGACTGCGTCGGAGTGATCGTCGTGCCAGCGATGCGACGCGGCCTGGAGTTCACCGTCCCGCCGAACTACTCTCGCCAGCCTCACCCCCGGACCTTCATGGAGCTCGTGCGCGACAACCTCACGGAGATCTCGGCCGAAGAAGCGAGGCCGGGCGACGTCGTGTGCATGGTCTGGCGCTGGAGCATCGGGCCGCAGCATCTCGCGCTCCTCGTGCCCGACCGGCGCATCGTGCACGCCGACCTCCAGAAGCAGCGGTGCACGCACGTCGGCTACGCCGGCCAATGGGTCGAGCGGACGCACTCGTTCTACCGGTACCGCTTCGAGGAGCTCGTCGCGTAGTGGCAACGATCGCCCTCCAGGCCGTCGGCAACGCGATCGTCCCCGGAGTCGGGGGCATCGTCGGCGCCTTCATCGGCAACTTCATCGACCAGAACATCATCTTCCCGGCGCTCTTCCCGCAGGACCCGCAGGAAGGCCCGAAGGTCGACGACTTGCAGCTCAACTCGTCGGCGGAAGGTTCGGGCGTGCCGCTGATCATCGGCATCGGCAAGGCGCCCGGCCGGATCATCTACATCAGCGATCTCCGGGAGGTCGCCGAAGAGGAAGAGGTCGGAAAGGGAGGCGGCGGACAAGAGGTCACGACGTACACGTACTTCCTCGACATCGCGTACGTCTACAACCGTCGCGAGACGTCGCGCGTCGTGAAGATATGGGCCGAGGGCGAGGAGGTCTACAACGCCGACGTCGACGTCAACCTCACGAGCACGCAGCTCTCGGCCGACGTGACCGAGGAGTTCGAGAATCCGACCTTCCCCGCGCAGGTCACGAAGAAGTACGTCGACATCAACTCGCCGAACGGAGGGCCCGACCTGTCGGTCCTGAAGTCGGGCAACGTCGCGACCCTCAGCGGATGGAGCGACGGCGCCCTCAACGGGACCTTCAAGTGCGTCTCGTCGTCCTTCGACTCCCTCACCGGCACGAGTACCGCACGCTTCAAGCTCTCGCGCACTAGCACGGCCGCCGACGAGAGCGCGGGGAACTCGATCACCGTCGTCCAGGACAACCCCGAGCTCTCCCCGAGCTTCGCCGACGGGATCACCTTCTACCCTGGCTCGCAGACGCAGCTCCCGGACCCGACGATGGAGGCGGACCTCGGAGCGGGCAACGTGCCGGCCTACTTCGGCCGCGCGTACTGCGTGATCCAGAGCATGAACGTCACGGGATCAGGGGGCCGGCCCCGTCAGCTCAGCTTTCTCGTCGAAGAGGACGCCACGCGGACCATCGCGCAGGCGATCGACATTCTCACCGAGCGCACGGGCCGGCCTTCTTCCGAGTTCGATACGTCGGCCATCTCGGGCGCGCTCGACGGCGTCGGGTTCGTCGGGCGTCGTTCGAGCTCGGCCGTGCTCAACCCGTTCATGCTGGCCTTCGACATCCGGCCGCAGGAGACCGACTCGAAGATCAAGTTCCTCTCCCGGACGAACCTGGAGACGATCGTCGTCGACGCTGACGACCTGGCGGCGCACCCCTCGGGGGGTGACGCGCCGCGGAACGCGCGCTTCACCGACCGGCCATCGACCGAGCTTCCGAAGCGGCTCGCGGTCAACTACGTCGACAAGGACGCCGAGTATCAGACCGGCTCGCAGGTCGAGGTCCGCATCGACGCGCCGACTGACCGCTACACGACCGTACAACTGCCGTTCGCGATGCGAGCTCGCGACGGTCGGTGCATCGCGAAGAAGCTCCTTTGGACCGCATGGGCGAACCGGACTCGGGTGCAGATCCAGCTCCCGATCTCGTACATCCGCGTCCAGGAGAGCGACCTCGTCGAGTTCGAGGTCGACGGCGAGACCTACACGATGATCGTCGACCAGGTCGACCGCGGAGCCGACTACGGCTTGATCAAGCTCGAAGGCGTGATCGAGGAGTCGGAGGCGCTCGACTTCGACCCCGACCTCGACTGCGTCGCCGACGAGGCGGACCTGCCCGACCAGGTCATCTACATCCCGCCCGAGCTGGAGCTCTTCGTGCTCCTGCTTCCCCCGCTGCAGGACGACCAGCTCTCGACGTACGGCTTCTACTACGCGCTCGCTGCGGAGGACTCGACCGCCCTGTACGGCGGAGCGACGCTATACGAGTCGACCGACGCCGGCGCCACCTTCAACGCGCTCGGCAACCCGATCAGCGAGGCGACGCTCGGACGGGTGACGGAGGAGCTCGGCGCGCCGGTCTATCCGAACGTGTGGGACCGAGCGAACACGCTCAACATCCGGCTCATCGAGGGCGCGCTCTTCTCCCGATCGGAAGAGGACGTGCTGAAGAACGGGCTCAACCGCATGGTCGTCGGCGGCGAGATCATCGGCTTCGCCAACGCGACGCAGGAGACCGACGGCACCTGGACGATCGACACGCTCCTCCGAGGCCAGCGAGGAACGGAGGCGCAGGTCGATCAGCACACGGAGTTCGATCGTGTCGTGCTGCTCAACTCCTCCGGCGTCACGTTCCAGACGCGCCCGCTCACCGCGCTCAACTCGACCAGGTCGTACAAGGCGGTCCCGCGCGCCGGCGTCGTCGCGGACTTCGAGGAGCAGGTCGTCGACCTGGCCGTCGACGGCGCGAACCTGAAGCCCTTCTCGGTCGTGGACGTTCAAGGTTCCCGTGACGGCTCGGACAACCTGACCGTCACCTGGACGCGACGCACTCGTGCGATCGTCAAGCTGCTCACGGGACCCCCTATCCCCCTCGCGGAGGACTCCGAGGAGTACGAGGTCGACATCCTCGACGCTCCGGGCGGCAACGTCCTCCGCACGATCACCGGCCTCACGTCGCCGACCGCGAGCTACACGGCCGCGGAGCAGACGACCGACGGCCTCACTCCCGGCGACCCCGTCGACGTCGTCGTCTATCAGCTCAGCGAGCAGGTCGGCCGGGGAACCGGTCAAGCCGAAGAGGTCTAGCGATGCCCGATCCCGTCTCTCCCCACTTCGGCCGTACCCTGCTCGTCCAAGGCCAGGCAGGAGCCGAGACGCGCGCGAACGAGTTCCTCTTGACGCTCGACGCCTTCGCGCAGCTCACCTTGCTCGACCGTAACCGCAACGCTCCCCCGGGGTCCCCGGGCGAGGGCGACGCCTACCACGTCGGGAGCTCGCCGTCCGGCGCGTGGTCGAGCAACTCGGGCGACATCGCCGTCTATCTGAACGGCGCGTGGATCTTCTTCACTCCGGAAGAGGGCTGGCACGCATGGGTCACGGACGAGAACCTCTTCATCGTCTTCACGAGCCCGAGCGCGCACGTCGTCTTCGGCACGCAAGCCGCGGCCGTCGCCAGCCTCACCGACAACTCGGGCGGCTCCAGCGGCGGCGACACGATCGCGGCCGTGAGCGACGTGAGCACCGCGGCCGACGCGATCGCGACCCTCGCCGCGAAGGTCAACGCGCTCCTCTCCAGCATGCGGACCGCCGACCTGCTCGCGACGTAGGGCTCGAGCCTCAGAGCTCCAGGCGCTTCCCGTTCACTCTGCCGACGCCGAGGCCGCGCGCCCGCATGTCGTCGGTCGTGAAGCTCTGGATCTGCCCCTTCTCGGCGATCTCCTTCGCGACCGCGAGGACGCTCTGAAACTCCCCCTCTTCGTCCCACGCATCGAGCATCCGCCGGAGCACGCTGATCACGCGGAACTCGTCGAGGACCGCGTTCGCGAGCGGGGCCTTTGAGTGGGGGAAGACCGGGACGTCCTGGTACTTCCCGGCCTCGTCTCCGAACTGGCTCGGGATCCGTTTGCGCAGGAGCTCGAAGTCGGTCGAGTTCACGAGGAAGGCGGGCCTTCGGACGACGCCGTACGCGGCCGCGCAGATCTTGTCCATGACGCCGGTGATCCGGCCCCATCGCTCCGACTCCTCCATCGCGAGCCACTTCTTGCCGGCCGGCGTGTGCCGCTTCTCTTCTTCCTTCATTGCCCGAGTATGTCGCCGATCGACTGCGGTCCACCCCCGCGGGGTCGGCGTCCCCCGCCCGGGCGTCGCCGAGCTCGCCGCACGGCGTCGTGCTTCTGGAGCTCGGCCAGGTTCGAGACGACGAGCTCGCCGTCCGGGCCCTTCGCGACGATCCCGACCTCGACGAAGTGCTCGACCGCCTTCGTGACGCGCTTGAGGGCGCGGTTCGCGTTGGACTCGTTCGCGATGTCCTTGATCGTGTAGACGTGCTGCGCGCTCCGCAGGGCGCCCTCATCGTTCGCCATGCAGAGCATCGTGAAGTAGATCCCCCGGTCGTACGGCTTCAGCGCGCGTATCCGGGGCGAGCCGAGCATCTTCTCGACCCACAACTTCCGCCACGGCTTCGGCAAGCCTGCTCCTCCATGCCCGAGACTCTAGCGCCCGCGCGCGCGCCGCTTCAACCGAGAGAAAGGGCCGACCCGCTCCGAAGAGCGAGGCCGGCCCGTGGAGAAGCTGACCGACGAAGTCGATCGCCTTCCCCATCCTGGCACCCCTGGCCGTGGGATCAACCCCCCACCTTGCCGCCCGGGTTCGTCACGGCTCGCTCTTCGACCAGGCTGCAGCCTGGCACGTCGACGCCGGCTTCGAGGAGCTTCTTGATCGCCTGCTCGTCGGGCACCATGAGCCGGACGGTTCCGAAGGTCGCGGGGATCTTCGAGACGTCGTGAATGACGAGGGTCTTCTTGCGTCGGGTGCGGACGCTCTTCGCCTTCGGAACTGGATCGACCTCGACGGTCGCGGGCACGGATCCCTCGGGAGGCAGGAGCTCGACGCTCGCGCCTGGCTTCCGCATCTCCTCGGCCTCACGCCGGGCTCGAGCCCGCTCCGCTTCGGCTGCCGCCTCGCGCTGCTTCCTCTCCTGCTCGGCGGTGTAGTTGTGCAGGCGCTTCGAGAGGAGCTGCGTCGCGCGCTGCAGCTCGGCGCGCGCCTCGTCGGCGACGGCCTTGAGCGTGCGCTGCAGGTCGAGAGCAGGACGTGAGAGCTCCTTGCGCTGATCCTCGATCGCGCGGGAGAGCTCTCGGATCTCCCCGTTGAGCGCGTCGGCGGCCGCGAAGCTCTCGGCGTCGCGGACCTGCATCGCGCTCCCCTTACGTACGAGCTGCCGGATCTTGGCGGCGTGCTCCTCGCTGATCGCGACGAGTTCGGTCGCCTCGCGCAGCTCTGCGGGCACCGGTACGCTTCTCACTTCGGTCATGGTCGCTTCTCCTGGCGAACGGTCCGAGCTTCTCGAAGGCGAGCTCGGCGGCCTTCTGGAATCCGTCCGGGTCCGACGCGACGACTCGGCGCGCTCGATCGAGCGGCACCCTTTCGCCGTTGTGCTGGACCCGGCAGCTCTCGATCGAGGGCGCCACGTGGACGAGCTCCCCGTCGGCGATGCCCGCCTCGACGAGCAGCTCGAAGACGTGGTCGGCGAAGACGAGCTCGGAGCATCTCCAGAGCAGGAAGACGCGCTCGCAGGCGTTGACGTCGAGGGGCTGCATCGAGTGGCGGCGGGAGGGATGGAGGCGGACCGGCCGATCCGGTAGGCTCGGCTCGGTCGCCTCGGGAGTGGGGCGGCCGCCGGGCGGGGGTCGGCATCCCATCGCGCCGGCTCCCGCCTCTCTTCTTCGACCGCTGCGCGAGTCTACCCTACAAGCGGTCCAGGGGAGGCCCCCGGTAGGGTAGAAGGAGGTCGTCCCCGGAGAGGCTCTGAGAGCTCCTCTCCGGGGACTTCCGGCTCGGGGGTCCAGGGTGTCGACCCGGCCCCCCGTCAGCGCGCTCCAGGGCGAGCCAGGAGAGCGGGCGGGCGGCTGGCGATCAGCCGGCCACGAAGGCAGCGCAGGCGAGCGCCAGAAGCGCCGCGGCCCCGATGGCGACCGTGTGCCCGGTCCGGGCCCTGCCCCGCTCCTGGCGCCGCTGAGGGAGCGCAGGGGCGGGGTCGGGCCGGCGGAGGGAGGGCAGATCGACGAAGCTCTCCCCCCGCGCCGCGGCCGAAGCGCAGATCGCCCGCTGGCGCGGGGTCTTCGGCTTCCAGGTCTGGACCCGCCCGTCGGGTCCCTCGCGACGGAACTCCGCCATCGGCGGATCGTACGCGGTGAGGAAGCGGTCGATCGCGTCGAGCGCGCGGAGCTCGGCGGCCCGTCTGATCACGGCCTCGGCTTCGGAGCGCTGATGCGAGCGCAGCAGGGCTTCAAGGTCTCGGCGGGCGCCGGGCTCGCAGAGCTCCAGGCATTGCCGGATCGCGAGCTCGGAGTAGCGCAGGGAATCAGCGGACATCGGCGCACCCCCTCACGTCCGCAGTCGAGGCGGGCATGAAGAGGTCGCGCGCCGAGATCAGCGCGGCCCACGTCATCGCGATCGAGATCCAGAAGATCAGGTCGCGGACGAGGGCGGCGTCGATCCCGATCGACGGCTCGTCGGGAATGGCGATCGCGAGGATCGGCGAAAGAAAAACGGCCGCCACCGTGAAGGCGACGACCGCTGAGAGTACGGCGAACACGTTCCGGGAACGGAAGAGGACCCCCGGCGGCCCGAACTGGAGGAAGGTGAGCATCAGAGCGTGACTCCTTTCTGACGTCGACGGCTTGCGGCGAACTCCTCGAAGGTCATCTCGCTCACGGGCTTCTCGCGACGCGGCGTCTCGGCGTAAGCGTGCGTGAAGGTGCGCTTGAACTTCGCGCGCACCTGCTCGTCACGTCGGAGCTGCTCGATGCTCTGCAGGTCTCCGGTCTCCCAAACGATCGCGGCTTTCTTGAGGTCGTGTGCGTCGGTGATCTTCATGGCACTCCCTTCGTCGACCTGAAGGGGGATCGCCCTGAAGCTCGTTTCGGTTTCTGCACCGACTTCGTTAGGGCTCGGTCAGATCGGGAAGGATCTTCCGGGCTCGAGCCGCGCCCCGCCTGCAGGGCGAGGGGCCGGCAGCCTTCGCCGCCGACCCCGATGTCCGGAGCCGTGCCTCCCCTGCCGAGCTTCCGCCATGAAGGGCCCCGACGAGGGCCGAGGGCGGGGGGGCCGACTCGGGTTGAAGCCTCCCCCTTCGGCCAAGCTCCCCGGCGACCTTGAGCTTCTCCCCCCGGATCTCGATCTCTCGGGTAGGCTGGAGGGGACCGGCTGAGGGGACTAGGGACCCCCGAAGCCATCATGTTCCTCCTGAAGGTGCGAGGGCTTGCCACCCTCGGGAGCATCTCGCGCCGACGGCCCGCGCCCTCGAAGCTCTCAGGGGTGCGGGCCGTTTTTCTTCAGTCGCGAGCGTCGCCGTGACGATGGAGAGAGTGCCATGAAGAGACGCGACCGCAAGCCCGAGCACGAAGCCCGCGAACGCGAGGCCCGCCTGCTCATCCGCCGCATCTCCGACGGCCTCACCATCATCGCCGAGCAGCACGAGCAGCTCGGCAACGACCGAGCCTTCGTGATCCGCGACCTCGACGTCGTCAACCGTGCGCTCAGCCGCGCGGCGCGGAAGCTCGGCATGCTCCCGGAGAAGTCATGAAGCGCACGCTCTCGCTCACCGTCATCGCTCTCGGCCTGCTCGGCGGGATGGCCTTCGCCGGGAAGTGCGTCGCCGACCTCCGCAAGGAGATCACCGAAGGAGCGCGGCAAGGTCAGACGGAAGCGTCCAGAGACCTTGCCGACCTCGGGCTTCGATAGGCTCGTCGAGCGGCCTCGCGTCGCTGAGGTACCATCCCCAACGGCCGGCCTCGAAGTGCCCGAAGTGCGCTTCGTCGCGGTCCGGGCGCCATCCGGCCGGCCAGTCGGGTAGCGCGACGTCCGTCCCCGCGATCTTCCCCGAAGGGAAGAGGTCTGGCGCCCGCATCGTCGCGGCGCCGGCGAGCTCGGCCGTCCCGAGCAGGACTCCCCGCGGCAGGTCGTCCTCGGGGGAGAAGGATCCGCCGAAGTGGTCTAGCAGCGCCCGGCGGATCCCCTTGTTCGTGCAGCACGCGGCGACCTGGTCGTGCCCCCATCGCTTCGCCGCATGGATCGCGATCCGCTTGCCCGGCTGCCCGGGCGACCATGATCGAGTCTCGACGCGCTTCCGGCCGATGACGATCAGGGTCGCCTAAGGCTGCCAGAGCGAGATCGCGATCACTCGATGCCAACCTTCTGCTTCCAGGCGGCGAAGGCTTCGCGAGCGTCGACGGGGGACTCGCTCTCGAAGGTCTCGTACCACTCGCCGTCGTCGAGCGACGCGACGTCGATCTTCTGCGCCTCGAAGTCGGCGTTCACCCTGGCGCGCGCGACCTCGTCCTCGGGGTTGACCGTCGCGAGCGCTTCCTGCTTCATGCCCTCGACGAGTTCGTTGAGGAAGTCGCCGACCATGTACGCGATCGGCTTGCCGCAGTAGTCGAGCGCGGCGTCGTGCCAGGCGAGCAGCTTCGAGGACGTGTCGACGTCTCCGATGAGCCACGACCAGGCGGCGAAGTGCTGGACGCACGCGGACACGCTGAGCGGCTTGCGCGTGTTCGCAGCGCGGACGAGCTTCTTCTTGAGGTACCGCTGCATCTTGCGGAGCAGGTAGTCGTACGTCCGCTGCGGCGGGGTCCAGGTCCGGAAGTCGGTACCCTCGGGGACGAGGCTTCCCATGAACTCCTTCGCGTGCGCGAACGGGAGCATCCCGGAGAGGGTCTGAAGGAACGGGCGGTACTGCGCCGCGCTCCCCGCGAGCACTTCCGTCACCTTGGCGGCGACGGCTTCGTCGGTCGGGGGGTCGAGCGCCTTGAGTCGGCTGATCTGAGCGTTCATCGTCTGAGTCTCTTCGTTCGTGGATCGTTGCCCATCGCGCGAGCCGTTCGCTCGGCGAGACGGAGCACACTCTCCCGATTCGGCGGCTGCGAGTCGAGCATGATCTCGCCGACGAGCTGATCGACCCGCGGGCCCTGGCCGAGGGCGCCGAGGATCGCGTAGCAGCGCCACTTGATCAGCACGAGCTCGGCCGCGCTGGCGAGTTTGGGGACCTCGATCCCGGGGCTCACGAGCTGACGACCTCGTACTCGACCGAGTCGTCCCCGGTGAAGAAGCCGAGGTACTTCGCCGTGAACCTCTCGACGTCGCCGGCGGTGAAGTTGCTGCCGCGCGGGTCCAGCGTGGGGAAGCACCGAGCGAGCTCCTCCGCGGTCTCCGGCTTGGACTCCCGGATCCGGTCCGCCACGACGACGCACTCCTCCGAGAAGTCGTCGTTCGTGAGATGGCCTCGCTTCCAGAGGAGCCAGAGCGTACGCGCGACGTCGTCGTCGAAGACGTTGCGGAGATGGCCGGTCGTGTGGGACGGGTCGAAGGTGATCTTGATCTTCATCGCTTCCTCGCGCGGGTATAGCGGGCTCGAGCCCGGGGCCGGTGGATCTGCCGGCCGTCGTACTGCTTGATCTTCGCGTGCGACACGAGCGCGGCGACGCGCTGGCGCTTTCTCCGGACGACCTGGTCGTCGTCCCGCAGGTCGACGCCGATGCGCCGGAGCTCGTCGAGCGTCTCGGCAAGCTCCTCGAACGAGGGCATCGCTCGCGAGATCTGCAGGGCCGCCTCGGCGAAGGCCATCGCCGAACCCTGCACGAGCGCCGCCATGCGACGGCAGGACTCGATCAGGGCGCGGCATTGCTCGACGCTCCAATCGACGCCGGCGAGCTTGGCCTGCTCCGCGAGGAACTCCTCAGCGGTGCGCATCTCCTCGGGCTCGGGTTGCTTCCGGAAGAAGATCACGGGTTCACGTACTCCTTGCTCGCGTCACCGCCTGGCCGGCGGCGGCCGTCGTTGACGCAGCGCATCCAACCTTCGGGCTCGTGCTCGCGGTCGGTCGCGAGCCACTCGACAAGCGCGCGCACGGCGAGCTCGGGCGTGTCGTATCACCATCCGTCGAAGACCGAGAGGCCGTCGGTGTAGATGATCCGCGCACGGCCGAAGAGGAGCGGCATGATCTCCATCCGGAGAGGGCCGTCCGCGACCAGGTCACGACGCAGCCTCTTCCGACTCGCCGGCGCGGTCACGTGCGACCTCTTCGGGCGTCCAGCCGTGGCGAACGAGGGCCTCGCTCTGGCGGTAGAAGTAGCTCTTGAGGCCCGGGTGATTCCGGCGCTCTCGCGCGAAGCCCTTGCAGAGCTGCGTCGGGTCGCGGTGGCAGCGGAGCTCGTCGCCGTTGCGCATGCCCTCGCGACGGTACGGCGAGAGCTCGGGCGAGTCGATGCAGTAGTCGGGCGACGCGCCGAACTGGCAGCCGCCGCAGGGGGTGAGCTTCTCCGGCATCAGAAGAGCCACGCGCCGAGGCCGAGGCCGCACGCGACGCCGATGAGCATGACGACGCAGTAGCCGATCAGCACGACGCCGCCGTTCGAGTCGGGCTCGAAGCCCGAGCGGCAGAGCAGGTCGTACAACGCCGCCGTCTGGATCTGCCGGGCCTCTTGCCCGACCTGGACCTGCGTGAGCTGGCCGGCGATCGTGAGCCGACCTCCGCGCTTGTCGAGCGCGATCGTGTTCTCGTCCTGCACGTGCTTCTCCTGGACGTGAGGGCCTTCGGGGAGTAGGGGACCGACCAGGCTACCCGCCGAGCTCGGATCGGTCTACCTCCCGAAGCAGGGCGAGCAGCTCGGAATCGGTTTCCACCTTGGCGACCTGCCCCTTCCACGCTCGATGCCAGCGCCGTTGCCCGGGGCGGAGGGCGCGCCGCGAGGCGCCGGCGGCGGGGTTCTTGACCTCGACGAGCAGGTTCCGGCCGCGGTACCCGATGAGGAGATCGGGCACGTCATCGCCGCATGACGCGAGGCTCTCGATCGAGATCTCCGCCCCGAGCTCGCGCGCGTACCGCTCGGCGGCGCGGATGAGCGCGGGCTGATTCGCGTCGACCTTCGCGGCGTGCCGGCTCTTCAACCGTCCGCCCCGTTGTCGACGAGCTCGTACTCGTCGAGGTCGATCTGCCACGCCCCGCACGCGGGGCAGATATGGCTCGACCAGGACTCGTCCCCGTGCTCTCCGCCCGGGACGTAGTCGCTGAGCATCTCCGACTCGGGGCCGACCCACTCGCAGCCGTCGACCTCGCAGGCGTAGAGCTTCACGCCGTAGATCGTCACGTGTGCCTCGTCGCGCGGTGCTGGCAGACCTTGCACGGCTCGTCGCCGCGAACGTCCTCCAGCGCTCCGCATCTACTGCAGCGCGTGAGGAGCATGATGTCGTCGTCGGGGAACACGATGCGCCGGTGATTGTCCAGAGCAAGGACGAGGCGATCGACTGCCGACGCGCTCCGGAAGCGCATGATCAACGGCTCCGCCAGACCCGGGAGCCGGAGCTTGAAGTGCACTTCGTCGAGCTCGTCGGGTTGGCCGGAAGTGGAGGCCGCGGCGACCTGCCAGGCATCGAGCCCGAGCGAGTCGCCGCGGCGCGGGGGCTTGCCGCCCGGCATCAGTCGAGGGCGCTCCAGATATCGCCGGACTCGATGCCGGTGATCAGCTCGGCCGCCCGTTCGACGGTGAGCTCGCGCTCGTTCTCGACCTGGAAGAGCTTCGCGAGCAGCTCGTCGAGATCCTTCCGCTTGACCTCGTGCGCGTCGAGCATCTGCACGATGCGCCGGATCTGCTCGTCGGTCGGTCCGTCAGAGCTGGAGGATCTCGTGCGTTCGGGCGTCGACGAGGCAGGGGACTCCTCGGCAGAGCCCCCACTCGTAGGGACCTCGTCCTCGCCGCCGGCGTCCTCTTCCTGCTTCAGCTCGCCGCCCTGCTCGATCCGGGCGATCATGACCTCGACGTCGTCCTCGCCGAGCTTGCCCTTGATCGCCTCGCATGCGGAGTTGAGCGTGCCGTCGTCGACCTCGATCTCGAACTCGGCCGCGAGCCAGTCGATGAACGCCTCCTTCGTGCCGTGCTCGCGCACGACCTTCCGGAGCTTCGTGAGCTGGCGCGACGTCGGCATCCTGCGCGCGTCGTCCTTGCCGTCCGCCTCGGGGGCGCCGGCGGCGTCTTCCTTCTTCGCGTCGGCCGGGCTCGAGCCGCCTTCGGGATGGACCTGCTCCGGCCGGACTCCCGCCTTCGCCGGCTCGGCGGGCTTCACGTCGAAGAACTCGTCGACCTTCCCCTCGCCCGCCTTGATCGAGCGGTAGACGCCGCGCAGCTTCACGAGGTCGCCGTCGGTCATCTCCTCCATCGGGCGCTTCAGGAACGCCTCGATCGCGTCGCGCTCGACGCCGTAGTGCTCGAACGCTTCGAGGAGATCCTCGATCACTTCCTCGATCTTCTTGCCCTTGAGCTCGCGGTCGGCGAGCTGGAGCGCGGTGTTGTAGCAGATCTCCAACGCCTCTTCGCGGATGTCGAAGGGCATGAGGTTCAAGATGCAGTTCCGTTGCCGCTTCGCCGCGTTGCGGCCGACGAGCTCCATGAGGTCGCGCTCGTCGTCGATGCGGACCCACGTCGCCGGCGCGCCCTTGATCGTGCGGCCGCGCGCGTCCTTCGGCTTCCGCTGCACCATGCGCTTGAAGCGGGATTGCTCGGCGAGCACGGTGTTCGTCTCGACGTCGTACGCGAACCCCTCGATCGTGATCCAGACGTCGTCCATGTCGACGATCCGGTACCCGGTCATGATGTTTCCCCACGCGCGCGCCATCTCGCGGGCGAGGTTCACCGAAGGCCCGGTCACGACGGAGCCGCCGCGCGGGAACTCGTACGTCGCGCCCTCGGCGAACCTCGGGCGCTTGCAGCTCTTGAGCACGCGGTCGCGCGCGCGCTCTTCGTCACGCGGCCTCCGCTCGGCCGCGATGATCATGCCCTCGATTCGGTAGCGCTCAGCCGCGAGGGCCGACGTGTGCTGCGCGCCTTGCTCGGCGATCGCGCCGGCGTCTCCGGTCACGTTGCGACCGGTCTCTGCGAGGGCTCCGCCCTCTTTCGGAAGGACTTCCATGTCGTGCTTCTCCTGGGAGTGGTGAAAACGAGCCGACGATCATAGCGCCTTCCGCCGTCGCCGGCCGAAGACGCAGTCGTCGAAGTACCCGCAGAACCGCTCCGAGCAGATCCACCCGGAGGGGCCGCTCGGGTCGACGGGCATGAAGGCCCCGGACTCGATCACCTTTGCGGTCCGCTCGATCCGCATGAGCAGCGGCTCGAAGTCGGACGGCGCGGCGACGTCCAGGGTGTACGGCTTGGGGATGACGGCCTTCTGCAGGACGTCGAGGCAGACCCGCGAGACGCGCTTGCCGGTGAGCCGCTCCAGCATGAAGGCGTACATATCGAGCTGCACCGAGTCGCGTGCGTCGTCGATCGTCATGCGCGAGACGGAGGTCTTCAGGTCGCGGATCCGGTCTTCCTCTTCGACGTCGAGCGTCCCGACCAGGCGGTATCGTTCACCGTCGACGAGGAGCGTCATCGCGCGCTCAAGAGCGACGGGCTCGATCGACGGGGCGATGCGCTTCGAGTGCATGAGCCCGAGGTTGACGCATGCGTCCTTCGTCGCGCCCTTGACGCGCGACTTCCCGAGCTGGCGCTCCTCTTCCGTGAGCAGCGGCTCGCCGCCGTCCCACTCGTCGCGGAAGATCGACGCCGCGAGGTCCATGACGTCCGCGTCGCCGAGGAGCTCGCCGTGCTCCATCTTGTGCCCGAGGTTCGCTTCGCCGACGCGGTGCGTGACGGTTCCCATGAGCAGCACCACGAGCGGCGGACGCTTGAGCCCGTTGAGGTAGTGCTCGACGGCCTGCGGGCACTTCGACATCAGGGACATCGTCGATTGATGGATCTCCAGCGTCACCGTTCGCCCTCCGGGATCTTCAGATAGATCCGTCTGATCTTGTCGTCGGAGCATCGGAAGAGCGCGTCGAGGATCTTCTCCCGAAGCTGCGGGTCGTCCTCGAACATCGGCTTGCCGTCGAGCGTCGTGAGCCAGAGGTTCACCTTCGTCCGCATCTCCGCGACGTCGGGGGTTTCGTCGTTGCTCGTCATCCGGCGAGTCTATCCTGCGAGCTCGCGCACCTGGCGCTCGATAGCCTCGGCTCGAGCCCGGTCCCGGACCCCGCTGTGAATCGTCCGGGACGGTCGCGACTGCCGGTACCCGCAGAGCCAGAGCGCGACGTGCCAGGCGTAGCACCCATCGCCGTTGCGCCGAGAGCCGAAGATCTTGTCGAAGCCGCTCGCGATCCGGTGCTCGGCGCGCGCGTCGACCTGGCGCTCGCCGACCTGCTTCCTGAAGAGGCCGTCGTTGAGCTTCACGTTCCCTCCGCGTCGTTGTAGAGCCGCTCGACGTGTTCGAGGACCATGATGCCGGCTGCGTCCATGAAGGTCCGCATGCGCTCGTACCGATCTCGGTCGAGCGACGGGATCGACTTCCCGACCATCGTGAGAACCCTGTCCTCGATCGCCTCGAAGTGCGCGATCCAGGACCGCACGCCGATCAGGAAGCCGAGCATGCGGGGCTCGTTCTCGTCGTCGGGCGCGTTCTCGTCCATCGCGTCGATGACGGGGTCGACGACGGCCTGCAGCCGATCTTGAATCCGCTGCCCGATGGCGGACGCCTCGGCGATCTTCTGGCGCGTGGTCTTCACCGCTTCCACCCGTGCAGGCCGGGGATCGTCTCGCTCCCGTCGTTGACCTGGCGGTCGCGTGCGGCGAGCCAGAGCTTCGCGCAGCCGACCGCGCCGACCAGGGTCGCGACGACGAGGATCCCCCAGCACGCGCCGGCCGTGGCAAGGATCGCGTCGCGGTTCTGCGGCGAGTCGTTGATCGGATCGTCGAGCGGGAAGAGTAGCGCTCGCGCGATGCGCGACGCCGTGTCGTCGTGGAGCACCCCGAGCGAGACGCCGACGATCCACGCGACGAAGGTGAGAAGGGCGAGGGTGCAGAGTGTGGCGAGCGAGCGCATCAGTTCCTCCGAGCGTCTTCGCGGTTCTTGCGCTCCTGCTCCTCTCGTGCACGTCGCGCGAGATCGTGAAGCTGAGCGCCGGTCTTCTTCAGCGCGGCCGCGAGCTCGGAGGCTCGAGCCTTGCGCGCTTCGATGAGCGGGTCGATGACCTGGTCGAGCTTCTGCTTGAGCAGGCGGAGCGTTCCGAAGATCGCGAGCCCGACCGAGGAGATGAAGATCAGGGCGACGAGGATGAGAGTGTCGAGTGCGAGCTGCACGAGGTACCTCCTAGCGTTCGCAGCGTTGTCGGAGAGCGGAGCCGGCCATCGGAAGAGAGCCGGGCCCGGGGCGCGTGTCGACGAAGAGGTCGGCGCGGCAGCGCACGCACGCCGTCTCCGCTAGTCGCCGCGGCTGGCGCCGGAGCTTGTGCTCGTGCCACTCGTGGAACTCGTGGCCAGAGCTTCTCCGCTCGCCGGCGCGCGCGCTCCTGGAGCTCGCGCATCTTCGTCATCCCGAAACCCTCCGCCGTCAACCGGCCATCGCGTGCTTCGACCCCTGGACGTCGCGGGGCTCCTTGCCCTCGCGCTCGGCGCAGCGCGCCCGGTATCGGGCCACGTCCTCCGCCTTCCAGGCACGGCAGTCGGCGCAGCGGCAGCCGCGCTTGTATTCGGCCTGCGAGCCGTGCTTCGGGGGCCGCTTCCGGCCCTTGTTCCTGGCGTCCATGTCCCGGAGTCTACCCTACACGTCGGCCCTCGGTCGGCCCCGTCTGGAGGTTCCCTCGATCCCCACGTTCTCCACGGCCGCGCGCCGCGTGTGGAGAGCTCGGGCCGCGAACCTGCCAGGTCGGCAGGCCCGCGCGAATCCGTGCCGAATCCGTGCCGAATCCGTGCCAAATCGGTGCCGATTCGCTGCGGCCGATCGGCGCTGGCAAAGGACTTACGGCGGCGATGGTCGGGAAGAGGTAGAAGAGAGAAAGACTGTACGTACTCTGGCAGTTGTAGGGGGAGGGGGGCCGTGTGGACAACGCGCCGCCGGGCCCCGCCCCCTGGCTCCCGAGGGGAGCCCCCGAGCTGGCGTGCGCCACGACATCAACCGCCCGACGCTCGGCCCCGGCGGCTCCCCCTGGCACGGCCTGCGAGGGGGGGCCGCTCCTCCCCGCTGAGCGCGCAGGGCCGGGAGCGCGACGCTCCGGGCCCTCGGTCGCTGGCTCCCCGTGCTGAGGCTCTGAGGGGCTCTCCAGAGAGGCCCGCCTGCGGCGGGCGTCTTCGAGGGGGGAGGGATGGGCCCTCGCCCGGTCCGTCGAGCTTGCCCGCCTGCAGGTCCGAGCAGCGGGTCCCGCCGGTGGACGAGATCTCGGCGAGCTCGGGACCTGGTCGCCCACCTTGCGGATCTACCCTACAGCGGCGAGACTCTGCGACCGGAGAAGCTCGATCGACTCGCGTCGCGGGTGGGGAGCTCGCTCCGACCTCGAACCCCGGGAGGAGATCACCCGATGGCGAAGGCCACGAAGACGACTGGCAAGAAGACGACGAAGCGCACCACTCGCAAGCGCACGAAGGCGAGCGGCGGCGGCGAGGGGAAGGGCGGCGCGGCCGCGACGACGAAGCAGGACGACGCGGGCTCGAGCCCCGCCGAGCTGCCGAAGTGGAAGGTCGACACCTTCGACCGCGCGCTGCACGTGTACCAGGACGTCCGCGACAAGCGCAACGCCTTCGAGGCCGCGCGGACGAAGATGAACGAGAAGAAGAAGGAGCTCGAAGAGGCGCAGGAGCGGCTCGAAGCGATCTTCCGCGGCTGCAGCGAGGACGGCCCGCTCACCGCGCGCATGGACCCCGAGGGCTGGCGCGGCATCTCGATCGAGGAAGCGCTCGGCTCCAAGTCGCTCGCCGGCCTCATCGAGGAGAACACGCGCGGCATCTTCCCGACGCAGACGGTCGGCGCGCTGCAGGAGTACCTCTCGAAGATGCAGCTCACCGACATCCCGAAGATCGGGCCCAAGAAGGCCGAGGAGATCGAGGACGCGCTCTTCCGCTTCTGGAAGAGCAACCCGCAATGGACCGCCGACGGTGAGCAGAGCTCGCCGGAGGACGGGGAGTAGATGGGAAGCCGCCGGAGGTCGTCGGTCACGCGGCGGCCTCCGGCACTCTCTCGCGCAAGGAGAAGCGACGATGACCGGACGACCGATCGAGGGGCACTTCTGCGGCCTCTTCTATGGCGACGAGCTCTGGCTCGTCCAGGCGAAGGGGCACGAAGGCCACGTCGCCGAGATGCACTTCAAGCTCGTCTCGCGCATCGGCGGAGAGGAGCGCCATCTCACGGCCGTCGTGCAGGACAAGCCCGCCGTCGTGGCGAAGCGCTGCCTCTGCATCGACGTCGACGAGCTCGGCTGCACCGTGGTCGAGACCGCGAAGCGCGGCGCCGACGAGATGCTGCCCGACGAGCTCGCCCTGCTCCACGTGGGCGAGGACTTCGTCGAGACGCGCGCGCTCTACGTGAAGCTCGCCGAGAACGACACGGACGACGGGTACGCCGACGACGACCAGGTCGAGCGCAGCTCGCCCGGCGATCGCCAGTACGAGCCGACCGAAGAGGACATGCCCGACCGCCCGGAGATCCACGAGTGAGCGGCGGCGGCTCGTACGACACGCGCGGCGGCACGCCGCGACACGACCCTCAAGCCGACCATGATCCGCCCGAGGTCGAAACGAACTGGTCGTGCCTGGCCTGCGGCACCGAGGTCAAGCTCACGACCTGGGTCTCGAAGCTCTTTTGCCCGAACCGCGAGTGCGGTGCCGAGATGATGTCGGAGGACGCATGAACGCAGAGAAGAAGCCGATCGGATGGACCGACGTCGACGCGCTGCCCGAGCTGCATCAACGGCTCGACGCGGCGATCGAGATGCTCAACGCCGAGCACGAGGAGCTCCGCGAGCGGCGCGGCGAGCTCGACGGGAAGATGCGCGCGCTCGCCGAGCGGATCATGACGCTCCAGCGCTTGAAGGCTCCGCTCCAGGCGGCGGGCGAGGCTCTCCCGTGAGCGTGCACCCGCTCCCGTGGAAGGTCGTGAGCTCGTTCGAGGTCGCCGTCGTCGACGCAGCCGGCGACACCGTGATCGAGTTCGATAGCAGCGAGGAGCGCACGGCCCGAGCCATCGTCAAGGCGATCAACCGGCCGCCGGCCGACGACGAGATGCGCGCGCACGGCATCGCCTCGGCCGCGTACTCGGCCTACCGCCGGAATCAGAAGCAGCCGATCGAGGGGCCGCCGTCCGCCGACGAACTCATCGAGTGGCTCGGCACCGTCGAGGGAGAGTGCTGATGCCGTACGCAGCGAACACGAAGGTCCCCGTCGACCGGAGCGTCGCCGAGCTCCGCAAGCTCGTCACCCGCTTCGGCGCTGAGGCGTTCGGCTGGGCGGAGGAGAGCAGCCCCCCGCGCGCCGCGATCATGTTCCGCGTCGAGGGCCGGGCGTGCCGGGTCTTCGTCCCCTACCCGGACGACGGCGACGAGCGCGAGATCTGTCGCCTCTGGCGCGTCCTGGTTCTCGTCACGAAGGCGAAGCTCACGGCCGTCGAGGAAGGGCTCGCGTCCTTCGACCGCACGTTCTTCGCGGACCTGCTCCTGCCCACGGGCCGCGTCGTCTACGAAGAGGTCCGTCCCCAGCTCGAAGCCCTCGCGCCGGGCGACGTCCCGAAGCTCTTGCCGGAGACAAGCTCTTGACCTCGACCGACTGCCCGAAGTGCCGAGGGACCGGGCTCGTGTGCTCGCGCCTGGAGAACGAGCAGCCGACGACGTGCGAGTGCAGGCTGCGAGGGCGCGGGGAGCGCAGCGCCCCGCGCCCGGCTCCGGTGGAGCGAGAGGCGCCGCCCCCTCACCTCGAAGACGAAGACCTCGCGCCTCCGCTTCCGTGAGTGGCGCCCGGTCCTCGAAGAGCTTCCGTCCGAGGAACTCGGCACCGTGCCCCTACTGCGGCAAGCCGATCCGCTTCTTCGACTGGCGCAGGATCAACGGCGTGGCGACGAAGAGCTGCGCGACCTGCGGGACCGTTCTGGAGTACGGCGTACCGCCAGATCCGACCGAGCTCTACAGCGACTCGCGCGTCTGCGGGCATTGCGGCGAGACCGTCTTCTTCGATGTCGATGCAGATTAGGTACCGTGTCGGGCGCGATGGCGAAGAAGGCGAGCAAGGCGGGCGCGCGCGGCGGCGCACAATCCGGACGCGCCAAAAAGAGACCCCCGCGCAAGCCGCGCGTCGATTGGGCTCCGCTCTGGCTCGCGGCGTTCCGCCGGCACCGGTGCGTCACGACGGCCTGCAAGGTCGTCCACAAGGGGCGGACCACGGTGTACGACCGGCGGAAGAGCGACCCGGCCTTCGCCGAGGAGTGGGACGAGATCGAGCTCCAGACGGACGAGCTGCTCGAAGCCTCGGCCGTGAACCGCTGCATCGACGGGGTCGTGCGGCCCTTCGTCCACAACGGGAAGATCGTGAAGGACGAGCGCGGGAGGACGGTGTACCTCACCACGTTCCCGGAGACGTTGACGATCTTCCTCCTGAAGACCAGGATGAAGGACCGCTACGGCCAGGAGTCGGAGCAGCAAGCCGACGCGACGGCCGCCGAGAAGGCCGCGGAGATCCGCGCCTTCCTGCAGGCCGCCGAAGGCGTAACGAAGACCGAGGGGACGGCCCCTCCAGAATCCGGAGAAGCAAGCGATGGGGAGTCATAGACGACTCGGGGGCCCGTGCGGGTCCTGCGGGGGAGCGACGTTGGAGTTCCTCCCGAACCGCTTCGGGTGCTTGTCGTGCTACACGCCGACGGACCCCGAGGAGACGAAGGCGATGTTCGAGCTCGTGCGCGACGATCGCGCCGGCCTACTCGAAGAGCGAGAGGAGAGGGAGCCCCTCGTCTGCGACCTCTGCGAGTCGAGCGAAGTTGAGCCGGCCTGGCGTTGCGTTCACGGCGACGGCGCGCGGTGGCACCATCGCATCGACCCGGGCGACGGTCTGACGAGCGACTGCAGGCACGGGCGACTCTTCGAGCTCGCGTACTCGTCTGGCATGCAAGAGGCGCGCCGGCACGATCCCGAGTGCGACGTCTTCGACATCGACCCCGCGATCGGCGGGTCGACGAACAAGCCTTGCAACTGCCACGCCGACCAGGACCCGCGCGCACAAGAGGAGAGACGAGCATGAGCAGCTCCCAACGACACCCGAAGCCGAAGGTCGACCGCAGCGGCTACCCGGATCGCATGTTCCAGCTCGACCCGAGCATCGAGCGAGTCTGCCGCTGCAGGAAGTGCGACGCCGAGATCTACTTCTTCGCCGGCAAGCGCAAGAGCGACGGCGAGCCGTTCAAGATGCCGCTCTCGAAGGCGACCGAGAAGAAGGTCCCGTGCGGTCTCTGCCACGGCGACAACCCGGGCCATTGCGCGGAGTGCGCCGGCGTCGGGACGCTCTCGTTCTTCAGCTCGCACTTCTCCGACTGCCCGAAGGCCGAGCAGTTCCGGCGCGTGAAGGGCAAGCAGGCGAAGCGCGGGAGGGACCGATCGTGAACGACCTGCGGACCCTCATGCGTCACGTCGAAGACGTCCTCGTCAAGGACCCGGACGCGCAGATCGAGATCCGCTTCCTGCATCGGGAGCACTCGAAGGTCACGCCGGGCGCGAGCGCGTTCTACACGGACGGCGCCGAGACGATCCACTTCAGCCGGGTGGCAGACGTCCTCGAAGAGCTGCGGGACGTCGCCGCTCTCGACCGCGTCGCCCGCAGCTACTTCGGAGGGAAGACGTGAGCGACGACGAGAGCAAGGAGCGGCGCATCGAGCAGCGCTTCCGCGAGGAGCCCGGCTCTCTCGTCATGGTGATCAGCCTGGACGAGCTGAAGATGCTGCAGGGCTTCGACCCGCGTCGCGCGGGCCGGTGGTTCAAGAAGCGTCTCAAGGACTACATGACGCTCAAGGTGAAGCAGGCTCGAGCCCGCGGGGAGCTGCCGTGATTGTCGAGCTCACCGGGCTCGTCAAGCCCACCGGCGACGAGTATCGCTGGACCTGCACGCTCTCCTGCGGCGTCACGTACGAGCTGCACGGCTCCGATCTGACGACCGAGGAAGAGCAGCGCAAGGCGCTCGGCTCCGGATCGCTCCCGCGGCGCACGGTCTACGTGCACCACGAGCAGCGCGAGGACGGCGCCAAGCTCTACGCCTTCCGCTACCCTGGCGAGCGCGACCTCTTCCGCCGGCTGCTCTCGATCAAGAGCGTCGGACCGGCGATCGCGTTGAAGGTCGCGTGCCAGCTCGGAACGGACGGCCTCCGCAAGGTGCGCGAGACCGGCGACAAGCAGATCCTCCGCAAGATCCCCGGCGTCGGTGAAGCCGTGGCGATGCGGATCATGATGGAGCTCCCGAAGGTGCTGCGATGACCGAAGAGAAGACGGACCCGGCAGACGACATCCTCGAAGCGATCGAGGAGAACCTCTTGCAGCACGACCGGATCGGCGCCCTCGCGCTGCTCCGCGACGCTCTCTCCTCGGCGGCCGAGGCGGCGAGCTCGCGCGGCTTCCAGAGCGGGCGGGAGTCGGCCGCGCTCGACCCGCCGGCGACCGAGGCCGGCGTGCACGTCGGCGCGGACGAGATCGCGGTGCAGGACGAGACGGGCGCGCTCACGATCCGCGAGCGCTGCGAGCGCGCGCTGCGCACCGGCCTACGCGAGGCCGACTGCGTGCTCGCGACGACCAGGCCAGACGACGAGCGCAACGTCGTCGGGCAGCAGCACCCCCGGGGCGCCTTCGACGTCGTCGTCCGGGCGTTCTGCGACGAGATGATCCTCGTGCTGAAGCCCCTGCTCACGAAGCAGCGCGCCGGCGAGGCCCCCGACGACTGGCGGCGCGAGATGGAGGCGCGGGTGCAAGCGCTGGAGATCGCGGTCGCCTCGGCCCTGCAGGCGAAGCCCGGGCAGGAGCGCCCCGCCGGCAAGCGCACCATCGGCGAAGGCTCGCACGGCCGCGGTTGATGGACCGCTCCGCCTGCAGGCGCGTCGTCGAGGAGTCGATCCGTCCGCTGCTCTGGCTCTTCCAGGTCCAGGATTGGACGGTGAACGTCTCGTACGGGCACATCGACGTCGCCGGCGACGCCTCGCGGCTGGCGGAGATCGTTCCCGAGCCGGCCTACCGTCGCGCCGACATGACGATCGACCCCGAGATGCACGAGGGGATCGAGGACGTGCGCGAGACGCTCCTGCACGAGCTCAGCCACGTCAAGCACGCGAGCTTCGAGACCTACCGCAAGCAGGTCGGCGAGCTCGTACACGACCAGGCTTTCAACGCGCTCGATGTCGCGTGGCGCCACGGGTGCGAGCGCACCGCTTGCGGCATCGTCGACATGCTGAAGCACGGCCTCGGCATGAACGCGAAGGAGCTCGTCGAGCACGGCCGTCGCATCCGTGAAGCGGCGTCCGCGAAACCCAACCCCAAGAAGAAGCGCAAGGAGAAGAAGAAGTGACCGACATCCGCCGAGTCATGATCAAGGGCAACGGCCTCGGGTCGTCGACCGAGATCTTCGATATCACGACATGGGACGGCGAGCGCGAGCTCACCGTCGACGACCTGCTCACCGACGTCGTCCGCGTCGAGTTCTACAAGCTCGAAGCGGGCGCGCGGATGATGGTGAAGCTCACGCGCAGCGGGAAGCAGACGAATCCCGACGCGCCGGTCGAGCACGAAGAGGACGCGACCGTCCGCGCCTTGGAGGTCTGCGGGTTCACGTTCGAGAGCGTGCCCGAGTTCATCGCGAGCGAGGCCGTCTTCGGTTTCGTGTCCTGGCTCACGACGCGCGCCGAGTCGGTGACGTTCGGGGCCGGCCACGACTCCGCGCCCGCGGCCGAGCTCGTGCAGCGGTTCCTCGAAGCGAACCGGCTCGCCGAGCCCCGTCCGGGCTGGGCGCAGGCTCTCCAGCACCCGC